ATGGATTTGTCACGGGCATTGGGCTACTGTAGAGTTTCTACTCAAAAACAATTTACCGAAGGACACGGATTAGAGCGCTACATCGAAAGACTTAAACAATATGGACTAAAACAAGAACAAATATACTGGGACATAGAAAGTGGCGCCAGCGAAAAACGAGCGGGATATAACCGAGTGTTAGACGCCGTAAGGAAGGGAGAAGTTGATAAAATAATAATCCCATGTTTTGACAGGTTTACCCGTTCGCCTCTTGGGTGGGAACAAGCCAAGGAAGAATTGATTAAATACGGGTGCGAACTAATATCAATGGATGGCGCCAGTATAGATTTAGAAACACCGGACGGATTGTTTACTAGTCGTATCCTTGCAGCAATGGCGGCACAAGTTCGAGATAAAAATAAATATGCCTCGATTCAAGGGCACAAATTTTTTCAAGAAAACAAGAAAGCTTACAAAGCAATATTTGGCTACAAGAAAGAAGGGGATAAGCTAGTTATCAACAACGATGAATACGGACACACTGGCGCCAGTATTAAAGATGTAGCACTAGAAATAGTAGATTTATTTCTAGAATTAGGAACCCTTGAGGCAGTTTGTGAAACCTTGTGCAAAAGGTACGGACGCGAAAGAAATCGTATTCAGTGGTTAGATTTCCCACGGTCGGGTAAAGCTATTAAAGTTTGGCTGGAAAATCCGATTTTATGCGGGAAGCTGAGATATAACAGATTTGCACGAGACAAAGAGAAAGAAATAATAATCGAAAGTGACCACGAACCGCTTATCGATTCTAATAAGTGGCAAGATATACAGTCAATCCTAGAAAGAAATCCAAAAGGAAGAGGCGCCAAATGTCGCAACCCTTTAGTTGGGTTGTGTAAATGTGGGCACTGCGGTAGTCGAATGAGAATGTATACCAATTACGGGAGAGAAGGGAGTGAGTGGAGGCGCCAATATCTACAATGCCTTGGCGCCAGAGATAGGGCAGGTAGCAAAATAATTTGTGATAAGCGTAAATTTTATTTATTGGACGCAGCTGTGGACGCTGCGATTGATGCACTAATCAGCAAAGCTGAATTTATGGCATCTCAAATGGAAGAGGTGCCTGATTTTCAAGTTCCACAAGAAATTACAGAACTACAAAACGAAATACTAAAACTAAAACGCTTGGGTGACAAAGACTACGAACCAGTCATTAAGTCAAAAGAATTAAAGTTAGAAAAAGCAATACTGACACAAGTAAGTGCAAATAATGCACAGTCGCGTCAGTATAGTTTGTATATTGAAGTGTTAAAGATGAAGGATGAATGGCGCCGTTATCCAAAAGAAGAATTGGCGCCTGCTTTTCAAGATTTGATTGTTACCGTTAACTGCTTCACGGGTAATGATGGTACGCAGTCGTTTTCTTTCCTTTTTAAATAGTTTTCCAACATCTTTTTAAAAAATGCTCTACTTTGTGGTGATAAGGTTGCTGTCATATTTGGTGGCGCCTGTTTTTTTTTATTTTGGGTGGAGTGGTGGGAGATTTCTGTTAGGGAGTAACTACTCACCTAGTAACAGTTGTCTATCACCTTTCTTACTTGAAAACTTTTTAGAAATTTCTTTTAGTTCATCGGGTGGTAGCTGATGCGATTCTGTAGCGATGAGTTGCAGTCGCCATTTACCAGAGTCTTTCCCATAGCCAATTGAATCTAGCCATGCCCATGCTGCTTTCGTTGTCTTGAATCCATATTTTCTTTGAATATATGTGATACCAACACCTTCATAGGTTTCACTTGGTGTAATTGTCCGTTCTACATATTCGACTCGCTCAACCACTGCATCTGCTTTACCCAAAGCAAGTGGCGCCAGTCCTGGCGATACGGTTTCTAGCAAGTGAACCGTAGCGAGTAATTTGTGTTGGCTGTCGGCTAGTCTGTTCTGCTCCTTTGCAAGTGCTAACTGTAGCTTCATCTTTTCCATTTCTGGGTCTGCCGATTCCTGTGTTTGCTTAAGCCACTCTTGTCTCTCGGAAGCTTCAAATCTTATACCAAAAGCGTCGTTAAATAATTGCTGAAGAGTTAGTCCCGTTAATTGGTCGCGCATTTGTTGAGCTTTAACGTTACCGCTTCGGTCTAGCTTGGCAAGCAATTTTTCAAATTCACCCAAGGGTACAGCGTTCATCGTTACTCGACTATTATTTACCTTTGCTTTGAGGAACGTCAAAGTACCGCCCATCAAAGAATTGAAGCTTCTCATTGCGTTCTTTTGAGGAACGTCAACCTCTTGTGCTAACTGCGGAACACCTACATAAAAAGCGCCGTGTTCATCCATCAAGCCAGTAATTGATAGGTAGCCTATTTTTACTTCTGCAATTTTTGCATTTATTGCTAAACTAGTCATGTGCAAATTACCTCAACTTTTTTGTACTACCCCTGGATGTGTCTGCATCGCGAGGGGTTTTTATTATGTTAATACCTGTCTACCAAAAATACAACCTTTTTAATTCACCGCCACACCTCCAAAGACAGGCGCCACTTGCCCCTCACTCAAGTCCGTGTCCGCAATACTGACACAGCATAGCCAAAATAAAAAGCGCACTGCACAAGGACAGTACGCCAAGCCTGTAAATCCAGGGTCTTAAATGATTTTAGCTAACTATTTAAAATAATCTATCTATATATAACGACACAGCAGCGCAAACCGTCTGAACACCAAAGAAATGGCGCCTATTTAAAATTAAATTGGTTAATCCTAAATACGGCGCCTGTTTTATTATTTATTTTTCTTACCAAGTCCATCAGCAAATCCCATGACTATGGATTTGGTTAAATCTAATACAAAATCATCATCAAAGTTATCCTTTAGGGTGAGGATTAATTTTGCTATCGCACTTGTGATTGTCTCGAATCCCTCTGTAGATATAATTACCTGATAGGCGCCAATTACATTTTGATTTGAGCCTATAACCTGTTGTTGGCTGGCATTCACAGAGATTCTTTTTATCAAGTCCTCTACGTATTGGCGCCTATCCTGGGGGTCAAGGCGTAGAAAATCCTCGCAGACTGAATTCGCAAATTCTTCATCCATTTTCTGAGATATCTTTACGATTTTTATTCCGGTGGTCATTGCCTATCTTGTATCTAAAAACACTTCTGCTAGTATTACATAAATTATGTGTCAGTGTTTTTATACTGCGAATCGCGTTATAGAATCCAGCGTCTCATTCAGTAATTTTCGCTTACTTTCGTAAGATAAAGTGTTCATCAAAGCGGTTACTAACTTCAATCGCTGTATTTCATCAATTTTCATCGCTAAGGGTAAAACCTCTTGAGCGGTCGCTGCTTCTCTCTCAATTGGTGTGTCCACCCCTTGCAAAATATTTTGCAACTCCGGTAGCGAATACCTCTCCGCTACAAACTTGTTTCGAGCAATCGAACGCAAAGTTTGGTCACTAGGTACCATCTCTGCCCTTTCTACTTTAGCCAAGGTGGAATGCCCTAGTGACTCCCCGTTCTCTTTGACACAAAGCGCTGCAAAGTCACGCAGATTTATCCCCTCAGCTTCCCGGATTTCTTGTATCAACTTCCCTAGCCGTTTAGCTCCCACACTTCCAATCATTTGTTTATTTGTTTTACTGACACAGTATCTACATTTCAATCCTGACACAAAACACTGTTTTGTCAATAGCAGGCGCCACCCTCTATCCCACATATCTTTACAGTTAACCGTTTGTTAACTTGATACAATACCTGTGTTCTTGTTTTTCAACCACTGTAAATGATTCTTCTCAATATCTATAACAGGCACCTATCCTTTGCTATATATGGCGTTCCTTCGTTGCGTACTACTACCAATGTCTCTTGTGTCCTATTTTTTCTAAGACGCTTGACACAAGCAAAGGAAATTAAGTATACTGATTGCATCGTTAACCGAGCAAAAAAATGGCCAACCCAAAACCAGTATGTAAGTTTCCTGCTGTTTTTCCAGGTGAAGACGGAAAAGCAGTTGCTACAAAAACAGTTCGTGTGCCTGTTTATTTGGAGCAGGAGATTAAAGAATATGTTCGGCGCCTGCACAAAGAAAGAATGGGTGCCTAAATTAAAAGGCGCTTGGCTGCGACAACAGCACAGGCGCGTAGATAACCATTACAGGAATTTAAAATCATGCTAGCAGACAATTCTCTTAAATACCACAAAGCTAATCGTGGTTACAATCTCCGTTTTACAAATGGAGGCAACAGCCATGAGTAGCGGGAAAATACACAAAGGGCAGTTACGCCCATCTACTGGTTTCGTGATGGTTCCCAATGAGCTAATCAGAAACACAGACATAACAGAATCCACCTTGCGGTTTATTTTGTGGGTTCACAGCCACAGCGATAGCTTTCAACTTGATTTCGATACCATATCCAAAAAGCTAGGCTACAAGCGAGATAAAACACGCGCAATTATCAAGAACGGTGAAGAAACTGGCTACATTGCTAGGCGCCAATCACGAGATGCAAAAGGATTATTCACCTACGATTATTACGTTTTTCTTTTCCCAGAGGATGTGAAGCAGTTCTTATCCACCGACGGGTCATCCACCGACGGGTCATCCACCGACGGGTCATCCACCGACGGGTCATCCACCGACGGGTCATCCGGCGACGGGTCATCCGGCGACGGCTTACCCACCTGTTCTTCTATATATAAGAAAAACAATATTAAAGAAGAACAATTAAAAGAATACCAAGAAGAAGAATATCCCCCTTACCCCCAAAGCCAAAAAGATGGGGAGGGAGAGGCGCCAATTTCAAAATTAGTTACCACTACCGAATCAAACGACGATACACACACCAGTAGTAACCAAGCCAAGTTACAAGAAAAAAAAGAGGGCGCCGGGGTCGTTCGGCAAACCGGAACAATTGAACAATCGAATAACTATGATGCCAGTTTTATGAATAACAGGCGCCAGAACAGGTTGACGGGCAACTACATGAGTAACCAGTTTGATGCATGGATGGAAACAGCGAACCGTCCGGATAAAGCTTTTGCTCAGTGGTTGTATCAGAAGCGATATGAGAAGCAGGGCAAGTTAGTGGCTGATGCGGTTTCGGAAATACTGAACAACTACGAACGTGCTGAGTTGCTGTGGGAAGAATACAAGCAAGAGCAGGCAAAACGGGTGCAGCATCAAAACCTGTTGAAAGAAAACGGAATGGCGCCAGCTAAATCAGAAACTACGCCTTCATCGTTGCCAGCGAACTACAAAGAGACTGCAACGGCGCCAGAAATCAAACCACTAAAACAATCACAGATACCGCATTTACGTTTTGGGAAAGGGGTTTCAACGAATATTCCCTCTTGGCAGAAATACGCAAACAGAAAAATTGAGGACTTGGAATAATGCTCGCTTCAAATAACGTTGTTCAAATGCCCGATTCTGTGCCTCCACAAAGCGTTGATTCGGAGATAGCTATACTATCTGCCATTTTGGCTAGTCCATCGTGTTTAGATGGCATTTCCGGGCTATCTCCTGAAGATTTTTACGTACCAGTCCATAAACTGGTGTTTGAGTTAATGGTGACGTTGCGTGGAAAACAGGCACCACCAGATAAAATACATGTACTAGATGCCGTCAGGAACAAGAAGCACGAAGCAGAAATAACCAAAGCGGTGTTGGCACTCGAACAAGGTGAAGGGATATTGTATATTTCCTCGGTTCAATCATTGGCTGATTTGATTAAAGAGAAAAGTCGGCAGCGCGGATTGGTTGCTATTGCTTCGATGCTTGGTCAAAGGGTAATGACTGGCGCCAGTGACACAGATGATTTAATCGCTGACACAATCCAGCAGTTATTGGAACTAAGGGCACAGCAGGACAATTCCACAATTAGTTTTGCAGATGCGATGCACAAAGCTTACGAGGAATTGGAGGCAGAGAACAAAGGTGACGAATCAATACCACTAGGAATCGAAACCGGGTTTTACGATTTGGACAATCTAATTTCCACTTTTCATTTTGGGACGCTCTCTATTTTGGGTGGGCGCGGTGGAATTGGTAAGTCAACTTTCGCATTAGAGCTTGCGCTAAAAACTGCTCAAAAGAAAGTCAATACTATGTTTTTTGGCTTAGAAATGACTAGTAGCCAAATGGCTAAAAAAGCAATTGGACGATTAGCGGCGCCACATATTCCTACAAATCATTTATTCCGCCAAAATAAACTAAATAACGAACACTGGCAGAAAATTGCTGACGTAATGTGGCAAGCATCAGAAATAATGATGTGGCTAAATGATGACCCACGTATAACGGTTTCTGGGATACGTTCAGAGATACAACAAGTAGTAGCAAAGTACGGCTATGTGGGATTCGTTGTAATAGATTATGTCCAATTAATTCGCCCAGAAGGTGGAAAGAAAAACGGGACAAGGACAGAAGAAATATTCGGAATCTTGCAAGAATTAAGAGCTATTGCTAAAGAATTTAATTGTGCAATATTGGCTTTATCTCAATTAAAAAGAGATATTGATTCACGTAATGACAAACGTCCAACACTTGCGGATTTTGGCGATAGTTCGGCTTTTGATAGAGAGGCAGCCTGTGCATTAGCTATTTATCGAGACGAGTACTACAACAAAGATTCTCAGGAGGCAGGAATAGCGGAATTAATTGTTTTGAAAAACAGGTTTGGCGCCACTGGGACTGCAAAATTATTATTTGATTCTCAGTTTGGTGAATTTAAGAATTTAGCGCGAGGATATTAACATGAACTATCCATTTGAGAGATTGCCAAACGCACACGCAATCTGTTTCGCACTTAACGATATCCCAGAGCATTGGTCACTTACTCCAATTTGGGATAAGTCCCCAAAACGCGACGACTGGCAAACAGAAGATAAATTAGATATTGGCTTGATAGCTGAATTAATTTTTGATGGGGAATCAAAGATTAGCAAAAAGTCAAACAAGCCATATAAAATGTTTGCTTCTGGTTATGGCTTACGAACTGGTGATTATAGTGGTGGATTACTAGCCATTGACGTTGATGGCGCCACTGCTATTCCAATCTTAGAAAAATTATCCGGACACTTATCAAAAGAACTTCAAACTTCTACTGTTAGTTGGACAAGTGGAAAACCAGGACGATTTCAATTGTTATTTCAAATTCCTGAAGACTGGCGCCACCAATTCACAGATTTTACTAAAACAGTAATCCGCGAACACGAGGAATTAAAATGTGCCAAAGACGAAGAAGAAAAGTGGACTGAGGGATTAGAGTTTAGGTACAACAAGATGCAATCCTGTTTACCTCCATCACGTCACCCACAAACAGGTGCCTATAAATGGATTTCTCCGCCAACTAAAAAAGAAGTATTAATGGCGCCAGTTTGGCTATTAAATCTACTCCTCGAATTAAAAAGCAGGGAGCTAACCACAACCGCAAAACCAGTAGATTGGACGCAATACAAAAAAGAAGTATCTAGAGGATTAGGCACCTCAACGGATTTAGCTGATTTCCTTTACAACGATATTTACCCCCGTCTCTCACCTGAGCAAATATTTTCATGGACTGGTCACAACTTTAAGCAATATGGCAAGACGCTGAAAGGAAATCCGCCCTGGCGCCAGTCCGCGTCTGGAACATCTTTCCACGTGTGGTGGGATGGCAAAGAGTGGGCATGGCAGGATAAACAAACGGGTGAAGGGGGTGGCGCTGTAAACTACCGACACAAACTAAATAATGGCACAGGGAAACCACGAGGTAAGGATTTTATAGAAATACTGAAACAGCTTGCACAGGATGCAGGCGTAGCAATGCCTACTTATACCCCAAGCACAATTGTTATAGCCGAGAAAAAAGTGGCTAGACAAGAAGCACAAATAGAAATCGCAAAAGCCAATGCCGATTTGCTAACGGAAACAATCGCTTTGCCCGAACCAAAATACTCAAACAAAGAAAAAGCCGATATGATTCGCACACTAACCGAATTATGGGCGCCTGATTTCAAAACCACAGTATGGGCAAATCTAGAGGCGTCCATCAAAACTCAAATCCGTGTCTTACTAACCGCAAAATCTAATACTCTCACAAAATAATATTAAGTACTTGCACGTAACTAAAACTTGTGTCACAATTGCTGTATCAACTACATAGCGTGACACAAGTTATTTTTTATGGCAAAGCGCGAGATGTGTGAGGGGTCGCCTTCACCGTATGGCAAAGGAACCAAGACAAGGACAATACGTGTACCGACACAGGATTACTCGAAAATAAAGCAAACATTGGTAGCGATAAGACGGCAAGATACAGCTTTTGATAAGTGGCTACAAATTGGTGAGATGTTGGGGGCGCATCCAGAAAGTGGCGCCAAGATGGCAATGTTATTAGAAGTTGCGAAACGATTAACCGCGTAGGAAACAGTTTAAATTATTAGGAGTGACGTCTCACTAAGGCGTGGAGATACGTTGAAAGCGTTGACAGCTATGGGTTTGAGCGGCTCCTCACTAGAATAGATTCACAGGTGGTACAGAAATCTTTGTCAAAGTACAGCTATTTACACAGGAACACAGCAATGAACTTCAATTTTTCTCAAAAACAACAGCTACAGTCACGATTGCAGGAATTACTTTCTGCTACACAGGAAGTAAAGACGAAGCTAAACGGCATTGACGCAACTGAGCGATTTGCTTGTGAATGCTTAGACAGCATTACTGACACAAAAAACAAGTTAGAGGAGATGTCACTGGACAAAGCGGCAATGATTGAGTGGCAGCACGAAGGAATACGACGACTGGGGGTCTCTCTAGAGATTGACCCAACCACACCTGGTCAAATCGAGAATCTTAAAAATGCGGTTCGCGATTTGACTTCAGAGAATTTTAATCTGCAAGAAAAACTCCGTGATAAGAGTGACACACAATGGAGCTTGAGGTGCAAGGAGCTAGAGCAAAAACTTGAATCAGTAAACGCTTCTCTTGAAGGGTGGAAGAAAGCCTGCGAAAAAGCAGAATTTCAGCTAGCACAACGAGGAGACAGTGACGTTATTTCTCACCTAGAAGAACAGATAGAGGCATTGCGACGACAATTGCAAGAAACTTCCGAATCAAGAGATTCTTGGAAGCAAGAATTTGAGACACAGCAAAAACAGTTTGAACAACTACTAGCAGAAGTTCAAGAATTAAGAAAGCCATCAACAACAACAGCAGAAGTAATTCAAGAAAACGGCGCCACTTCCTTACCCCTAGACACAGCGGCTACTTCAATACTAAAGATAGGCGCCATTGTTGAAAACAATAACGGTGTATTTGGTGAAGTAATCGCCATTGATAAAGATGGAATATACGTTCGGCACGTCACCGGACAGAAGCTTTACCAAAGGAATCAATTAAGAGAAATGCCAGCAGGCGCCAATATTAAAATTCCTCAACCAGAAGAAGCCGGAGTAATGAGCGTTGCTGACTTTCTCGGACAGAACGGCATTAAAAAAGTAACTTGGGAACAAGTACGCGACTGGACAGGGAAGAATCAAGAAAAACTACAGGATTTATTGAATGCTGGCGCCAATGCCAAAACTAAAAAAGCAAAAGAATTTACCAGTTCTTTACCTGAAAAATGCGCCGAATACATAGAAAAATCAAGCGATGATTCAGATTTAGAATGGATACCAGAGGAGTTCAAACAACAAGTAGCGACCATATTAAACAAAGAACCAAAAGCAGAAGAACAGGCGCCTGTATTAACAATTCCCTCAAATATTGCGCTTAATGATATCGTTGCTATCGGCGATAAAGTTGGGACGGTGACAGAAATAAATGGCGCCGAAGTATTCGTCAAAATCAGTGACACAGAAACACGGATTGCTGCTTTAGATGAATTAACATGGCTATCTTCTTATCAAATAGAACAGGCGCCTGTTGCCGAACCAGTAGTAGAAGAAGTTAAAGAATTTCAGGAATTTTGGAAAAAATACGCTGCGTCTACCGCTGCTTTTAAAGCACTAGATTGGATGGCGATTACCGATGCTGTTCAAGGCAGTGATGAGAAATTAAAAGAGATAGTAAGTTCGGCGCCTGATTCTATTCAGAAGAAATTAAATAACGGACATTTAGCGGAACTGCTCGCTGCTTACATCCAAGAATCTGATGATAAATCAGATTTGGAGTGGATTACCGAACCACTATTAACACAAGTAGAAGACATGCTTGCTAGTGTCCCTGAAGACGAAACACTCAGCTACCAAATAGACGACTTAGTAAACGTAGATGGCAAGGATGGACTATGGACTATCAAGGTGATTAAAGGCTCAGGTTGGTACACACTCGAACAAAACAAAGAAGAAATTGACGCTCACGCAAAAGAACTTGAATTACTAAGCGTCGGATTCTAAGAGAAAAGGCGCCTATACTTTCGCAGGGAATAGGCGCCTTTTGTGTCAATATTAGTTTCTCTCAATTCTATGAAAAATCTATTCGATTATCAAGTAAAAAATGTAAATGATGTTTTGACATCCTTTGAAAAAGGCGCCACTTCTACGCTTTTAATTAGCTTAATGGGTACGGGTAAAACCGTAATGGCTGCAAGCATTATACACAAATATATATACTCTGAACGAAGAGTATTGTTTTTAGTGGATTTGACTTGTTTGTTAGACCAGGTTTCAAAAGAGTTATGGAGTTGGCGAGTCCCGTACTCAGTTTTGCAAGGAGATAGGAATTATGACCCCACAATGCCATGCACGGTTGCCTCTATTCAGACGATAGATGCGAGAATGCGGCGCCATGATGACTTAAATCTAACCGAGTGGTTAGGTAAATTTGACTTAATTATTTTGGATGAGGCGCACATTGCTTCGTACCGCGAAGCAATGGTAGGGATTAGAGAAGCGTATTTACCCAAAGCAAATATTTTGGGAATGACGGCCACACCTTGGCGCCATAATCAAGAAGAATATTTAGGTCAATTTTACGATTCCTGTGTAGTAGGAATGCAGCCCCCAGAACTAATCAAAATCGGAAAAGCTGTTCCGTGTCGGATTCAACATTTTAGCGACTTTTTTGATTTAAATAAAATCTCGCTCGGTAAAGATGGCGACTACCTTGAATCAGATATGGAAAAACAAGCTGTATCTGCCGCCCACCTAGAAAAAGTTTACACAGAGTGGGAATACTGGACACCTGGCGCCCAGACTATTGCATTTTGTTCGAGCGTAAACCATGCCAAGGTGTTATGTGATTATTTCAACGAGAAAGGTGTACCCAGTGGAGTAATCCATGCCAAGACATCCCACGAGGAAAGGCAATCTTTATTCCGGCGCCTGAAAAGCGGAGAAATAAAAATGTTGTCCTCAGTGGACACACTGACCGCAGGTTTTGACGAACCAAGTGTTACTTGTATTCTTTTTGTACGGATAACCAAATCAAAAGCAAGGTATCACCAAGCTGGTGGGAGAGCTGCACGTGTTTATCCAGGTAAAGATTTTTACTATATTCTAGATTTTGGAAACAATTGCAAACAGCATGGCTCACCGATGAGTTATCAAGATTATTCAATCGGTAGAAAAGATGGCGCCAAAAAAGAGAAATTAAAACTGTGTCCCAATTGCCACCACTGGGTTTCTGTATTTTCTCGGCTATGTCCTGAGTGTGGACATGAATTTGTAAAAGAGAAAGAAGAAAAGGGGGAAGAAGAATTTTACCAAACAGAATTGGATATGCCAATGGTGGAGTTCTTTTCCAGGGACGACTGCGAAAGACTGATTTATTATCGAACCGAAAAGCAAAAATGCTTTTATCAGAATTTGAATCCTGACACAGCAGGAGACTTGTTTTATGAGAAGTACGGGTATCGACCACCACGCGATTGGGCACTGCAAGCAGTATTCGGAACTGGCGCCACTAAAACCGACATCGAAAAATACCGTACCTACTTAGAACAATTCGCACCCCACGATTTCTGGATTAAAGTCCAGATGAAATACGAATTTGGAGATACTGGCGCCAAGCGTAGCACAAAAAAGGAAACAAAGCGGAAACAGGCGCCTGCTCCTCGCTATACACCAACCATTAATTGGTTCGATGTTCTCGATGTTTCCCCGTCTGCGAATGAATCTGAAGTGAAAATTGCTTACAGGCGCCTAGCTTCTCAATGGCATCCGGATATTTGTAAAGACGATAACGCCGAATCGAGAATGAAGCAGATTAATTGGGCGTATGAATATTATAGGCGCCATTTCTCCACTAACAAAAATATTCAATCTAGTTAGTGTGTCAGTATTGCAAAGCAGTTGCGGTTTTAGGACACAACTGCTATTGTATTAAAAACGTCCCTCGTGGTGCGTGAACACCCAGGGACAGTACAAAATAACACAGAGGATTTTGCACAATGTCTAGTTTAGCAGTTGTTGAACAAAATAAAAAGCTGGTCATCGATTCTCGGTTAATTGCTGAAGACCTAGGGATTCAACACAAGAATTTTTTAGAGACAATAGACAAATATAAAGGAGAGGTAGAAGAAGACTGGGGAGAACTCGCGTTTGAAACGCGCCTGGTGAAACGCTCACAGGGTGGGAGTTATGAGGAACGATGGGCGTGGCTGACAGAGGAACAAGCACAGTTGTTGATGACTTACTCTCGGAACACAGAACGTGTTAGGCAGTGCAAAAGAAATATCGTTAAAGCATTCAAAAAAGCAAAAGACATAATTCTATCTCAATCAACGGAGCTAGAAAAACTTCGACTAGAAAACGAAAACCTCAAATTACAAGTAAGACTTTCTGATAATCAGCAGAAATTACTTGCTACGGTTCACTTACTAGAAACTGTATCACCTGGACTGGCGCCACTTGCATTGGGCAAAGCAGATGCAGTAGTAGAACGAGTCGAATATATAGAGCGAACTATCACACCGACCGAAACCTATGAAGGCGTAAATATCACATACATTCAAAAGAAGTTTGAATTCAAGACAACAAAAGCAGCATGGGCATGGTTAGAATCAATCGGCTATGGCAAGGATTCTGGTAAATGGTGCCTACAGCTTATCGCCACAGAGTCACATAAATTGCCACCACATGAACTAAAAGAAATAACCAAGAAATTCTCAAGCAAGAAAGGTGACAGACAATTATTGCTTGGCGAAACATCCGCAGATTAACCATCAGCAAGTATCTCGAATTCTTACCGCCTCCGGTAAGAATTAGTAAAAGGCGCCTATCCCTGCTTCCCTCACAAAAAACTATGATATACACATCAAGATACAATTCCCGAATAATTGGCGCCGCTATTTCTATTTCCCTGTATCCACCAAAGGGATTTAAAGGTCAACACCTGCATATGCTGGCACCAACTCCAGAAGTTCTCAATAACTACAAACTAGATTTAGACTGGGATAAATACGTAGCTGGATACAGAGAAAACGTTGTCTCCCGAATGCCACAAATCAAAGCGTGGTTGGATAGTTTAACCCCAGAAGAAAATGTGACATTGCTATGTTACGAGAAAGGAGAATACTGTCACAGACATCTAGTTCAAAAACTAGTAGAAAAACATCGCCCTGATTTGTGGGGTGGAAGACTAGACGAGGTACCAAAACAATCAAAAACAATTCCTCCTGCTGTTTTTGTTCCCACATTTGAGCAAGAAAAGGTAGAAACAGGATTCCCGGTTGGTGCCAGTGTGGTATCTATTTCTCATGCATACAGAATGAAGCAAAAGGGTGTCGTCAAGGAAAATGCAGGCGCCTGTGTGCGTGTGTTATGGGATGATGGCACCATGACAACGACTAACAGTAATTGCTTGAAATTAGCAAACGAAGTTCAAGTTAAAAGCACAGCAAAAGCGGTGACTGCTTCGGTATCTCAATCTATTTTTGATACTTAAGAGATTAGGGCTAAGAAAGCAGCTACTAAAATCAGCGCACACGCCAAACACACAACAAGACATATTCCATAGACAAAAAGAAGGAAACACAAAAATAAATCGACCATTGTCTAAATCTCATTCTGATTAGTAACTATTTTAAGCGAATGGTTTGGAGTTAATTATGTTGCCAAGTACAAAGAAATTAGTTTGCTCGATATGTGGAAAAAGCTTCCATTCGCCATATCATCAAACTCGTTACTGCTCGCCTGAATGCAAAAAGCAAGGGTACAAAATATATAACCGTATTCGTAGGGCAAAGAACAAGTATCAAAGCTTTACGCCTTTATTTACACAACGAACAGAATGGGCGCCACAAATTGCACTTACATACGGCAAGCATTACAAATTGCTCAATACTGCACAAAATCCGCGCTCCGTTACTGCAAACTATTACTTATTAAATTGTAAGCCATGTTCAATTTTAATTTAGAAAATCCGGCGCCTGCTCCTAAATTCAACCTATTGGAAACAGTGACAACAACGATTGCCCAACCACAACGGATACAGGGGATGTTTTACTGGCGCCAGCAATGGCAGTATTGGCTAACAGGAACTAAAGTTTATTTCCCAGAATATATGCTTAAAGGCAACGATTACCGCAAGATATTCCAACCACGTAAAGTTAAGCTTGATTATGAATTCGGAACATGGGTTAATTGGCATGGTGGGACATTTAAAATAATTGGCGCCAAGTATAACCAAAACGACTGGCATTTTGTAGTTCAAACTACTAGCAACGATTGGGGTTATGCATCTCGTGAAAACTTATCCCCTCTCTTGAGTAATTTAATATGTTAGAAAAAAACCAATGGTGGCGCCTGCCAATATTTACTAACAAACCAGAACTAAATAAAAAGGCGCCTGTTGGTGTAGTAATGTTTTCTGGTGGCGGTGGGATTGAATGTGGAATGCTGATGTCAGGAATTAAGCCAGTTATCTCAGTAGAATTTGACCCCACCAATCCTAAATTGAGCCAACAAATGGCAGTGTGTCACGAAGCAAATTTTAACAATTTGCTAGTACGGCGAACTGTGCAAGATGTGGCTAATTTAGGGTTTCCCGGCTTCCCCCGCAGTCCTGATTTTCTCCATGCTTCTCCTGTGTGTAGCAATTTTAGTGACGCAAATAGAGCAGTGAAAGGAGAAACAGAACTAGATATTACAGCAGCAGAGGCAGTGGTTAGCGCTATCAAGGAACTGGCGCCAGTTAATTTCACATTAGAGCAAGTAGCAGGCTATCAATCATCACGTAGCTATCAATTAATACTTAATGCTTTAGATGGTTACAACGTCATCGAAGAGGTGATTAATTTCGCTGATTTTGGACTACCACAAAATAGAAAAAGATTGATAGTTCGTGCATCTAGAGAGAAAGAACTGGCGCCACTTATTCCTCAATTCAGCAAAACCACATGGTACGAAGCAGTACACGACTTAATTAATTTGCTGCCAGATGATAAGTTAGCTGATTTTCAAAAACCTTTCTTGGGTGAAGTAGAGGTGCCTATTTTAATTGAGCGTCATCTACAGCGATACAGTGGCAATGAAACACAATGCAGGAGCAGTAAGTTTGACGAGTGTAGCTTTGCTTTGACCAAAACTAAATTACAGCGCGGCAAGTGGGGAAATATCGCATTACCAGATGGCACGATTAAAGACGCTGGTGTTTTGGTTGCTGCACGGTTACAAAGTTTCCCTGATTGGTACCAATTTAAAGGCGCCAATAAATCAACAGCAGGCGCCATTATTGGTTATTCAGTGGCGCCACTCTTTGCTTATCAAATGTTTAATTCTTTCTTGTAAACCTATGCCGACTTGTATTTTTGAAATAGAACATATTGAGTATTTATCTAATAAGTTAAATCGAGTTCCACGTCAACAGCTGATAAGTGAGTTCGTTGCCGAGTTTCCACAATACACGCGAAAACAAGTAGATAAAAAAATAGATAATGTACTAGGTAAGGGTAACACGTCTTTACCTTATATTGGTTTTTGGTCAATAGCTACACTGGCTAAGGCATTAGAGGTTAGTTATTGGCGTGTTGATTCTTGGCGTATCCGTGGATTAGAAACGACTATCCAGACATCCACGAGCAAAAAGCATACGAGACACTTTGTATCACGGAAACAGTTTGAGGATTTTGCAATTAGAAAACCCCAAATATTGCGAGGTATTAAAGCAGCCAATATTAGGAAAGTAACCAAAAATAAGAAAGTTTTTAAAGCTATTGAGGATTACTTAGAAAAACCGCACCCAAACGATATCGTGATTATCAAATTAAATGATGGCGCCGTTTTTCAGTCTGCCTATCAAGCTGCTAAATTTGTCGGCAGTGCTGTTACTGACAAGGGCATTTTATACAACTGCGCTTCTGACAAACCAATGGTCAATGGCATGGATTGGTACAAGCTATCTTACCCATGTTTTGAAGTGCCCTTAACTATCAAAAAAGAGTTTCTTTATTGGTCGGGACTGGTGTTTTATGAGCTTTATCAAGAGTTGTCCACTATTGAAGGGTATAAAAAATCCTGTTTAGTAGTGGCTGCTAGAAATGCTGTACAGGTTGCTTTGTTTACATTCCGGCGCCAAGCACGTCAAGCACAGGACAATCAAGAAATAACACCTAAATCCGAACTAGTAGAGTTCTACAAAAAAAGCATTGTAGACAGAATTAAAAAGCTATACGGGCAAACAGAACGTGATTCCTGGCAATCAGTGAAAACAGGAATTGAGCGCGCAATCTCTAATATAGTAGCCAAGAAAGCAAACGAAAAAAGCGTAAATCTAATATTAGAAGAAATTGCGCTAATCATCATGGAGAGGCGCCATAAACGCTTTAATCAAAACTTTCTACCAATTGGTTACAACCCCCACTCTAAACTAGAAAAAGCAGACTATTTCCAATACATATATTCGTCTGCTGTTTATTCTGTGATTGATTTTAGAAGCGGAAAAAGAATAAAAACCTGTATTATTGAGGCATTAAGTTATTTTGAACGCATTTACAACAAGCGCAAAGCATCTAGCTATATTGACGAAATGAAGGTGCCTGATACAGAGCAATCAATATCAAGTGAACTAGAATCAATACTGACACAAGTGGATGAGTTAGATATTAGTGATGAATTGAAACAGAAATGCAGGCGTCAAGTTGATGCGTTTATTGATTCAAATGGCGCCTGTTCAATCGACAAAGATGTAATGGAAATTCTCAGACGCGCTTCGGCGCCATTTTAGCCACTATGCGATATCTAAACATTGGAATTAACTTGTTTTTAATGATTGTGTTTTCTATGGCGTTTTGGATGGGCACCCATCGTAGAAACACATTATTTAATAACAGGATTGTGCCTGAAATATCCCGACCCACTTGGATTGCTACGACTGGCGCCATTGTTTTGTTTTTAAATTGCGATTTAATGCGGCGATTACAGGAGATGGAAGAAGAAGAGTAATTACCGCCTAGTCATCTACGCTTTTTAAGTGTTTAATAGTAGCTTTAAATCCTCAAGGCTACTATTTTTTATGGAAATGTCAGACTGGCGCCAAATATTATTGCACAATGTACCAAGATTCGGTGCCAGTATTAAATCCCGTGGTGGGGTAAGCGAGGAAGAATGGAAGTGGTTGACCAACGAAGAAAACGACACTCATTACCCCGCAGAGGTATTGATTAGGGCAGATGAATTTTTGCTTTACCCCAAAGACGAAACCGCTAGACAACATGGCTTATTCTGCTTAATTTTGTCATTAGCTATTATGGCTTTTGTCCCTGGAGGGGTGAGAATATTTGATTTGCATTTTGATGCGACAAGCGAAAGCTTCCTAGGTCAAGATATGGAGGATTTAATTGATGACAGCAAAGAAACCTGATTGTATTGGGGAAAGATTTGGACGTGTTGTGGTGATTGGAAAAACTGGAATGCACCCCACAAAACATAGGCAATTATGGCGCCTGCAATGCGATTGCGGAAATATCATAGAGCGAGTACGCCAAGATTTTGATAGAAGCTGGCTTAGAAATCACGGCTACTTATATTCTTGTGGGTGCGGCAAGAAAGAAGCTGCACGACGGAATGGACAAAAAAGAGAAAAACCTGATTGTACAGGTTCCCGATTTGGCTACTTAACAGTTCTTGATAAGGGGGAATTGATTCACAAAAACGGTAAGTCTAGACAGTTATGGCGCCTGTTATGTGACTGTGGAGCAGAAATAGAAAAACCAAGAAGCGATTTTGAAAGTGGGCGCCAAAAAACTTGTGGACGCAAAGAATGTATTTATGCTCGACAGCTAAAAACAAGTAGCAGAAACTTAAGAGACGTTACCAATCAACGATTTGGCAGCTTAACCGCAGTTCGACTAAGTGGAAAAAAGATGAATATAAACAACCGACATGGATAATGCGATGTGATTGTGGTAACTATACCGAGTTTCCCTTAAAAAGTTTAAATCGTATGCAGCATTTGAATATTAGAATTAATTGCAAAGACTCTATTCGCCACCCTGAAAATGGTTTGTGGTATCCCCCAACTCCGGCGCCATACCACCCCGAAGCTGGCATCCTCTTAGAAAAATATTTACACCTAACCAAATCATCCTACAAAAAAAATAAAAGCGCCGTTGAAGACGAGAAGTTGGATAGGTTAATTCGCGCTTGTTGGATAGTCACTTACAGGCGCCTGTTCCTTGGTGAGGATATCTCCGAATTAAAAGAGAAGCGGCTAATTAAAAAGCATCTAAGATATGCGTCAATCCATGTATTTTGGAAAAGCAAAGTTGAACATTTTGGAGGATTGATGTATGATGCAAGTAATAAAAAAAGAGAAATAGGTATCAATATGACCAACTTAACATATGAAAACTACCCTGTAATTGAGACGCAGGGGATTAAAACGGTATCTACTAAACCCGAACCAGTCAAAAGAATCAAGTTCAAGCGATGTTAATTGGCGCCTGTTAAGCAATCCATCTCATAGTCATTCCAACTACCCGACCAAGCCTACACGCCAGCCAAAACATAAAAACATTGCTTGCTTTATATTCTCTAGAGAATCTGTTTTTCTCAGAATCGCGTCTAAAATATTCTTGCCTAGTTTCAGGGTGATAGTGGAACTCAACAGAATTTAAAAACGCTTGACCAAATTTTGTTTGATTCATCAGCTTTAGCGTATCCGTATTTTGTTTCCTATGATAATATAAAAATGCCGACACAAAACCCAATGTTATCAGCACTGGGTTTTGTTTTAACAATCGGCGCCAACCTAGAACTAGTAGGTCAACATGGAGAATATAGCATTTTCGGCGGTACAATATCAAGTCGCGTTACGCAAAGTCAATGTCAGCTTGCCAATTGACTTGATAGAAGAGTTATTGATTCTAATTGGACAGTTAAAAGATACGGGGAAAGTTAGGCAGGCAGAGGATGGACGCTTTTCGGTTTTTGACTATATCAGTAATATCGTCGAGAAAGGTTCACCGCGCGAAGTCTGGAAACGCTTACTGGCTACGCATCCCCAGACTGTCACATTTTGTGACGGTTTGAAATTACCACGTAGTAACAACAAACGAGGTAACGCAGAGACTCCTGTAACCACCGAGTTGGGGATGATTGTCATTACTTACCTGCTTCCGGGTGAATTAGGAGATAGATTGCGAATAGCCAGTGCTAACCTAGTGGTCGAAACATTAAGCGCCTATAAAGAAAGTCTAAACGCTCTACTATCTCAATCTGTTGACGCCAATCCAGCATTCCCATATTCATCAACTCAACTTCAAGAATGGGTGAGCTACTGCAATCTATCCTATCTACGAGAAGTAATCCGCACAGATTACCAGCTAGGTGCCGATTACATAGAAATAGAAAAAGAACTCTACGTTAATAGTGACACAGCACAGATGGTTCTAAATTTTGCTAGACCTAAAAACGGTGTCACTATTCCATCTGAACTAAAAGCTTATCCGTTCCCGTGGGACAAGCTACAAGCGCACAAAGAACGGAAGATAAACAGGCGCCGTTCTTGTCCTAAAACCACCACACCCGGTCAATTAGAATTGTTCTAATCTTAATAAAGGAGGATGGTGGTAAGTATAAATTGCCACCATATTTATATGGACAGAAACGAAAGAAGACGAATTGAAAAACTTATTAGTGAAGGAAGAAGCATTGCGGCACGTCTTGCAAAGATTTATGCAGAAGCGTCTGGACTAAAATTTGATGACTTGCATACTTTTGCTATTGAGGCATTAGTGTTAAGCGCACGCAAGTACGATGCAACTAAAGATGTTAAATTCACTACTTTTGCTTACAGACGAATCAAGGGATGTATCGTAAATTCTTTTAGAAAATCTTCTCCTGTACCACATCGAATACAAAATTTTTACTGGAGAGGGCTATCTATTCGCAAGCGGTTTCCTAAGTTATTGCACGAAGAATTTTTACAAAAGCTTGAACTAACAAATGAACAATGGAAGAATTGTTGGCTAGCGATGAAATACTATTATTTTGGATTTCACAGGAGAACGCAAAGCTTATATATGGATGAGTGTCAAAAACAGAAGCGCAGTTTAGCTATTCCTGAACTATGGCAGTTGATGGAATGCTTCGGTTTTGACAAGGACATGAACCACAGAAAAGCTGGTAGAAAATACCAAGAAGTGGCGCCGGAAATAAGGACTAAGGTGATTGAATTAAGGCAAGTCAAAGGGTGGGGATATACAAGAATCCAGAAGCATTTGAATATCAAAAGATGGGAAGCAGAAAAGGTATTAAGGGAAGAAGGATTTATTAAATAACTAAAGCTGAAAACTACCCTTTTTAATAAAGTAGACGCATTTTGGATAGGGGAGTGCGTCTTTTTTCTGCTTCAACAAACACAATCTTTCCAATATCTCAAAGTGCCAGAATCCAAAATATTCCTTCCCTGTAAAGCTTCCTTCTGTAAAATCCGGTTGCAGTCCTGCGAAGCTTCCCGCCATTACTCCACTACTAACAAATGAATCTTGTATGTAGTTGTAGGACGCTTTGAGCAGGCGCCAATACAATGCCCTATTCCCACCAGCCAATAACCCATAAACACTTAAACCAAGGTAGAAAGATGCTGTGTGTGGTTCGTGGTAAGTAGCAGTCGGTTCCTCTGTGTCAGAAAAGATGGTGGGAGGAGAGTATTTCCGGCGCCTGACATAGAAAGAAGATAACCAAAAGGCATATCTATCACAAATAGTTTTGCACTTTTTAATTAGCTCGTCTTTATCTGGTGGCGCCATTCCAGGGTGGTCGCCTGTTACTAATCTATACCATGCCTCTGCAACTGACTCTAATGGTCGTACCGAATAACCAACCCAAAAATAATTCGGGTCAGAAAATTTCGATACCCAAACATTTAATTCCCCATTTTCTGAATACTCAATATTATCCCAGTACGGTGTTACAAATGCTGATTCAAATGTGTAGTAGAAACCTAGTTTTTGTTTTCTTGCTTCTTGGGCATCTAGTAGAAATTGGAGTACTCCACGTAATCGGCGCCATTGTTGGGTACGAACATAAAAAGCAGGATATTGATAACCAGTAGCTTTTAATCCTCTCCATGCTGCAATAAATTGCCCACCCTGTCCATCACTTTCTGCGTTGGCTGTAAATACCACTGCACTATCACCATACGCTAAATCTTCAGTAGGTGAACCAGTGGCGTAAAAATCTCCCACATAAAAAGAATGTGCCGTCTTAATGCGTGTCACTATTGCTGCTTTGTAGGTTTGTGCTGGCGCCTGTATTTGTTTCGGTTCACTTCCTATATACCAAATCCACGTTTCTGTGACAGTATTGGAACTTGGCACTATTTGCAAATCTTCGATAGTAGATGATGTTGACGGTTTGTTGTTATCAAAATCTTCAAACTGTGTAGCGTTTAATGTAATTAGTGTCCAGTCTGGTACGCTTGGAATTGGACAAAAATATTCTACCCCACCAATGGTTGCTTTAAAATCTGCGGCGCCACTATGTTTCATAAAAATACGTAGTGGAAAGCGAGGACGAATACCCAGTATTACAAATCCGGCGCCAACAAATCCATTATTTCTATCTAGTCTAATTTTCCAAATGTTGCGAGGAATCCCATTAATTAAAGTTTCTATTCGAGATTTTTCTAAAACGGCGCCACCCAACCCCGAATAATCGTAAATTGGAGTTTCTGCAATATAAGGGTGCCAGCTCGTAATATTCAAATCCCAAAGCAGAAATTCGTTTAATGCAAACGTTCTTGATGTGGGAGTATTGGCGCCAACTGCTAAACGGGCCACATAATACAGTGAAAAATCGAACGGGTTTTGCGACAAGGATAAAACTATTTCTAATTCAGTGGGAGTACTGGCGCCTGCTTCAACTGTTACTATCATGCCCGACACAGCCAAAATCTGAACTGCAAAGTTTTGATATTCACCAGATGGGAACGGTTCGGGCGAACTATCAACATCTACACGCAAATAATCTTTAAAGGCGCCAGATGTTACCCTACTTGCCGTGTATCCTCGCGTATCGGGAACAGGGATAAATTGAGAGCCAGCATAAGCAAAAGCATTGGGCGAATCGTCTTTTTTATACCAAGCGCTTGGATTAATTACGATTGCAGCAATTTGTTCTGTGTATTCGGTACAAGCGCGCGCTGTGTTCCACTTAGAATCATCAGTCACTTGATATAAAAGGTCGTATCCTTCATGTGCCCACGGGAAGATATCAATGGCGCCAAGTGCTTCATCTGTTCTAAGTGTTCGCCACATTGGGAATGGCTCAAGTAACAAGCTTTCGCCCGGTGCAGCAACATAACCTGTGCGCGCTGCGTATACGACTTTTGCGGCGCCTGTAAAACTCGAAGTCAGTTTTATTTTTCCTACTGGTTCAGAAGTGGGAACTGGTGTTCGCCCCCCTGGTGATTCTGTGTCACTAAAATAACGAGTGTTCACCCCGTTCTCATTCCAGCTTACCCAGTAATCAATCTCGTACCAGAAGCGACCAAGTGGTAACGCATAAACGTAACGCCACAATAACCTATCGGTGGTAGGGTAAACACGGTACACATTGCTTAATAGGTTTCCGAAGTTGGGACTGCCAGACGGTATTGTTCCTTCACCATTTACAAAATTGAGTACTAAATCAAAGTAACCATAATTTAATGGGTCAACTGCAATGGCGCCTTTTAATGGAAAATTTACACTTCTATAATTCTTGAATCGCAGCCAATGTGGAATCCTTATTCCAGTTGCTTCCGTCCAATTCGATGGAATAGGCACAGGGTAAAAACGATTTAATAATGCATTTCCATAGTTAATAGCCATTTGCCGAAACGCTATATTTCCTGTGACAATGTGAGCTTTAATAGCGCTTCTCATTGCCACAGCTTGTGCTTCAGTTGGAAATGCAGCAGAAGGGAAATATCCACCACGTCCCAATATATTGGGATGAAAATTATTTACTACTTCGTAATCTGCTGTTATTAAAAATGGGACAGTGTTTCTAGTATAAGTATTTATAAAATTAGGTGATGCATTAATCATTGCATCCAAGTCTGTTAAATCCGAAGCAATGGCACCACGGATTGCATCTTCGTTATCGTAAAAATCAAATAATTGTGATAATTCTTTTATATAAGATTGTCTAAATAAATTTGCGTTTCCTTCGAGCGTCAGCGTGATAGTCCAATAATTCCAGCCCAGCCAAGTTAGGCGCCAATTCAGGCAATTATACGAACGAGTGGGAGATGTAGGTGTTGGTTTAAATCCAAAAGAGGCGCCACACCTGTCTTTCAAAAATTGTACTATCTCTTCTTTTTTCTGCTCGTTCAGATTGGCGGATAACTCCCATTTATCCCGGACTGCATTGTAACCGTATTCCCGCCGCTCAATGATTCCATTGTCGTATTGGTTTTTTATTAGTTTGGTTTCGTAGGTCTGCGTCGGACTTGTTCTGTAAAGATTAAGCGGAATGATTGGTAAATTATCTGATAAATCAGGCGCCCGTAAAACACACTCGTCAAGTTCGTAAATATCCGTCCTTTCAATATTTAACGTAAAACTCCAGCAAGTTTCACCGAGTCGTGATTCTGTCCATCCTTCGCAGACAAAATCACCATATTCGTCAGGAGTAATCAGTATATTATTTTCGTTGAAATATGGTTCACGTAGGCGCCAACTAAAATTTTCACTACCTGCATTATTTAATAAGGTGTTTAATATTGTGTTTCGCTCTGATTCTGTTTTTGCAATTGTTTCTAATTGCAAAGATTCTGCTACATAGCGTCCACACGGAATTGGTGTAGAAATGGCGCCATCTCCTAAAAAAGCGGATTGGCTAACTACGCTATATTCTATTGATGCTTCTATTTTTGTGGAGAATTGAAAAGTAGGCGCCATTGGTTAGACCCCAAAAACTACAGATATTGTTAGGAATGAGCTTGAGTCGCCAGAGAATTTATAAATATTTCCTGCCTCATCAATATCAACGCGCGCAATTCCTGTACTACACACACCTGCATAAAGTAATCGCGTTGATGGTCTAAACCCTACAGGTAAAGTAGCAATTATTGTTCCATCTAGTGCATTTCCTGTTGTCCGGACAGAAAAACGAACTTCTACGAAAAAACCTATCTTTCTATAACAGGGAGTTGCTACCGAACCTTCATTCAAAAAACCATTCAATAAAGTAAGCGTTTGAAACGCACCCGAACTTACAATTGTTGAACTTGCCATACAATAAATACTAAAATACTACTTACATAATATTATGTTAATTGCTTTAGACTGCGGACACAATGCGCCAATCGCGGATACAGGCGCCAGAGGTATTGCTTTTGAAGACGAACTAGCTAGACAGGTTATCGCTCAACTAAAACCAAAATTGGAAAGTGCTGGACACGAAGTTTTATTAGTGGCGCCAAAATCTGCTCAATCCACTACAGAATCATTGCGTACACGATGTAACAACGCGAACAATGCAGGCGCCAATTTATTTGTTTCCATTCATTTCAATGCGTTTAATCGAAGTGCGAACGGGACAGAAGTTTTTGTAATGGCGCCAACTAGTAAAGCAAGAGCGCAAGCACAAGACGTAGTAGACAATATCGCCAAACTTGGTTTTGTGAATAGAGGGGTTAAATTTAAAGGTTTCTACGTAATCAAGAATACAAAGATGCCAGCGATGTTGATTGAATGCTGTTTTTGTGACAGCAAACGGGATATGGATTTATTTGACCCCGAAAAAATGGCGTCTGCAATTGCTGCTGGATTACTTGGTGTCAGTGTTCAGCCTAAGCCACCACTGATAGACCACGAAGAAAAAGCGATTCTTTCTGTCACATCTCCCACTCTGTTAAAACCAAGTACAGAGCAAAGTTACGAAATCAATGCTGTGGATATGAAGAAAATCGAAGTTGGGAAGTACCCAGTTATTTTGCTCGCTGATGAGGAAATGCATTACTCTGTCAAATTTGAAAATGGCGCCTGTCGTGGGGAGGAATGGTTTATTTTTCAGGGACACTGCGAATTAATTGACAAAAGCTAACTTGACACTTGGTCGTGGCGCCTGATATAAATTAATCAACCTCAGATACCAAAAGGTGTTGAGAACTTTTACAGCTTTAAGTTCCACTAATTAGTGGCATAAATGTAAACTTCTAACCTCTGAACCCGTAAGGGGATTGTAAATAAATAAAAAACAGGCGCCTATCCTTTATTAGTAGGCGCCTGTTTATATTAAAGACGAGGACTAGAGTATACTTAGCTGCTCATATTGGCTATCGGATTGAGCAGTGCGTGAGTTTTTCTTGCTTCTCGCTTGTTGGAACTGAAAGAAGAATTTAGTCGCAATAATTAAAATATTTGGCAGAACGGAAATATCGGCGCCTTTTTCTGAACGGAATGTCACCATGAAGCATGTGTACAGTTGTTCTGTGATGAAAATCTGCCCTTCTACTTCTTGGTAGTCCTTGTCTTTCACGAAGTCACGCTTGATTGACGCTACCACGTGTGAATGATTGACTATGCGTGAATCGCGTTGCAATTGTTTTGAGGAATAGGGAAATTCTAATCTATCGGAAATAGTGGCGCCTATCGTTTGTCTAAGTTGTGCGTTTTCTTCTTTGAGCGCTTCCACTTCTGAGCTAGCTGCGGACAGTAACGCTCGTTCTAAACTTGCAAGATACGCTTTCTTGTACTCGATAAATCGCTTTCTTTCTTCCCGTCCTTCTGGAGTATCGGAAAGCATACAAAAGTGGTCGTATCCATCACAGGATAAATAAATGACTTCTGCTTTCGACAAAGCTGCATACTCTGGAGAACCTGGAAGTACTGTGGTTGGTCGATTCCTCACGATTGAGGAGTCAATAATGTAGTCTTCATTCTCAATAAGCTTGCCTAGTATCGCACGTTTTGCGTTGTCTTTTCTGCTATATCCGAGCTTTCGCCAAGCTGCTTCAAAGTCGATAGGAAATTTAATTCCATTTCTTTCTGCATCGAACGCTTGAACTAACTGATTTTCTGATAACATAGATTTGTCCTTTGTAGTGATTGGGCAATTGGTGGGGTAGTTACAGCTACCCTGCCTTAAAATAATATCACAATGTATTTTGTATTTTACGAATCTGAAAGAAACAAAGACACAATAAAATTTGCAAACATTAAGCAGCAAAGCCTATATTTCGATACTCAGTACAGCTCCGTTTTGAAAACGGAGCGTCAAAAGGTTAACCAACAAAAACAGGCGCCTATCATAAACAACAGGCGCCTATCTTTGTGTCACTATTCATTTATCATTAATCTAGATAATCTCGTAGTCCATTTGAACGCTTCCGGAGTTTCCCAATAGCGGAATATTCGATTTGTCTAACTCGTTCGCGTGACCGTCCAAAAATGGCGCCTATCTGTTGCAAAGACATTTCCTCTTTACCCCCAAAGCCGTAACGCATAAAAAGGACACCCTGTTCATCAGGTGTCAACGTGTCGAACAGTGGACGTAATGCGTCTTTGAGGGAGTCATTTAATATTCTGTCTTCTTCGCTTGTGTCAGGTAAGGCGCCTGGTTTTTTGAACACGTCTATCAAACTGCCTTCTGTTCCTTCCCCGTTCTCAGGTGGTTTATCGAGTTGGACGGGCTTTACAAAGAACATTAAGTATTCGCGAAGCTTGGGGACATCTATTTGCAAATGTGCTGCTATCTCTGCTATTGAAGGGTGGCGGTTAAGTCTGTTGCCTAACACCTTGTAAGCTGTTTTGATTTTGTTCAATTTCTCATACACATGAACTGGGAGTCTAATTTCTCTTCCCGTTTCACCAATTGCGCGAGTTATTTGCTGTCGTATCCACCAATAAGCGTAAGTAGAAAACTTGTAGCCCAGACTTACATTAAAGCGCTCAATTGCCAGTAGTAGTCCAATGTTCCCGTTCTGTATACAATCTTCTAGTGACTGACCTGGTTGTGCGTACCGCTTCGCGATACTAATTACTAACCGTAAATTACCGTGATACAGACTACGTTTACCTGTCACACCATTAAAAAATACACGGGATAATTCTTCATCTATTTGTATTGGACAAGTCCGGCGCCAATACTCATAATTTAATCTTTCTTGACCAAATATTCGTTTCTCTTCTTTGCGGAATTTTGCTTGCATCTCTTCTGGGAGAGTGGCTATTTTATGGCGCCATTCCTGTACAGCTTTTGCATGAAGCACTTCTTTTTCAGGACTAAGCAAGGGATAGCGGGACATTTCCTTGAGGTAAAGTCCGATTGCATCTTTTTCTTTCATTTGGCTTATAATCTAATTTGATTTGACTTGACACATGCCGACTGGGAGCAAGCCGCTACTAATGATAGTGGCTTGTGTCGGCATTTTAGCACAAGAAGTTTTGTAGGCGCCAAGAAAATACCTTAAACTAATAGTAGTATTTTTACACTACCTCTGTCATGGCTGCTCAACAAGTCGGTTCCCTGTACCTTGAAGTTTTTCTTGACCCAACACAGTATTACGCACAAATACAAGCTGTGGAAAAACGAGCGCGAGAAATGGCAACAAGGATTGAACGGGAATGGAAACAGGCGCCATTGCGACCACGAGTTGATGACAGAGAATTAACAGATTTAAATAGACATTTAGATTTAAAAAGGCGCCATTATTCCGAAGTAAGAAATTATATTGAGCGCAATCCCATAAAAATAAAAGTGGATGACCGCCAATTAAATAAACAAGTCATCCCATCAAATAAAACAATAAAGGTAGATGTTCAGTACAAAGTTTCTGGAATGGCGCCTGTTATAAAAGACAGCAAAATAATTATTGATGCTCAATTTAATAAAGCAGATGCCAGAATATTTACAAAAGAAATAGGGGACGAACTAGAAAAAGCAGGGGAGCGAGTATCTAGAGGAATTAAAAAAAGCACAAAGTCGATATCAGGTGGAGACGGTTTATTTGGGGCACTAACCGCAGTGCCTAAAACAATAGCTCGTGGATTTTATGAAGGTGTTGGGATGACTTATTCCCAACAATTAACCTCTGGATTTATTAAAGGAATAGAAGGAAAATTTGGTAAATCATTAGATAGCATTGGACAAATGACCAGCGATAAGCTTCTAAAAGCTGGTAAGGTAGGAGGCGATGTTTTACTCAAAAAACTTGGAATCCCAGAAGGAACAGCAGGAGTAAAAGCACGAGTAAATCAAGTTAATAATGTTTTGCAAGATTTATTTCCAGCAGATGCAATAGAAAACAAGCTTAATAGAGTAGAAAAGCGGATTGATAAATTACTTGATTCATTACTTGGCTTAAAAAGTGGCGCCGAAAACCTAAATAACCTAGCCGCATTAGGACAAGAAATAGGAGGAATAGGGCAAATTCCTTTTGAGAAATTAAAAAAAGATAGAGCAAATGCAATCCAATCTGTTGCCAGTCAAATACGTGCAGAACAAAAACAAAACCCAATTAAAGTAGACATTCCTCAAGAAGCGGAAAGAGTAGTATTTGCAGTTGGTGGTTTCGCGGGACAAAAAGGACAATCAGCCAATAACTTTGTAGCCAAAAAGTTGGGAATGCTGCTTGGTGAACGCTCTGCCGTTATGCCCGTTTCCAATCCTTATTCGGATGTTAGCGCGTCTGTTGGGGATGTTGGCGCCTTAAGATGGAGTACAGAAGCAGCATTCAAAACGCTAAAAACACCATTGACGCAAAAGATAAACCCTGACGCTGTATCGATGGCAAAACAAGCGTATGCAGCTTATCAGCAAGACCCATCTAAACCAATTAGATTAGCTGGGTATTCGTATGGTGGACAAATAGCCAATGATGCTTTAGAGATTTTGCAGCAGCTAGGGGTAAAAGATGTTAAAGCAGTTGGGATTGGTTCGCCAAGTTTTGGCAAGTTATCTCAATCAAAAGCCAGCAATTTTGCAGTAACACTTGGTAAAGGCGACGGTGTTAAACGACTGCAAGACATAGGTGCCTTTTTTGCTGGTGGAGTAGGTAAAGGTGTCAATGTTACTCCTGTACAAGGGCACGAATTATCTTCTTACTTAGCAGACCCCAAAAGCCAAGAAATAATATTAAAACAAATCGAAGGTTCTGGCGCCAAGTTACGCAAAGAATTACAAAATCCTGACGCTTTTAGGCTAGTTGATTATCAAAAAAATATAGAAAAAATAATGGTTGGGTTAGAGAATTTGCTAACCAACCCTATTGCTGACCCCAACTTGCAGAAACAATTGATGTCAGCCAATTTAGATGCAATAAAATCTACAAAGTCAGATTTAGATGAAGCGTTAAAGGGCTTATCTGAATCGGTAGGAGAAACAATCCAAGAGCATTATCAGGCACTAGTAGACGCTGAATCTGTATTAAATGATTTATTGGGAGTAGGGAAAAAGGCGCCTGTTGCTCCCAAGATTGACGAACAAGCAGCAAAAGCAGCGAAACAACGTCAAGAACTAGAGCAAACAATGCTCACCTTTAATAAAAAAGATATCATCGAACCAATTGGAAAAGAGCTAGGAATCAAAGACGTTAGAAATACCCACAAGCAAGAATTAATTAATAAAATCCTAAATGTCGCAGACCCAGCAGCGTTAAAAACCCTGCTTCCTCACTCCACTCCTCCATCAGCCGAAACAATGGCAGCAAGTACGGCTAATTTGCAGATGCCAGTTAATGCTCTAAAATCTCACCTCAAAACCCAAAGAGAACAAATCGTAAAATTAATGAATGTGAATCCTGGCAATAAAACAGGTTCGCAATTAATTGATATATCATCTGCAATTGAGAAGGAATACCAAACTATTATTCTCTCTTTATCTCAAGGGGTAAGTGGTGGCGCCAAGAAAGTACTAGAGTCAGCAAAACTAGAGATAGGGCAACTAAGAGCAAAAGCATTAAGGGAAGCGACTGAGCAAACCGCTAAACAAGCTAATCAAATCTCTCAAGCTTCTACAGTTTCTCAGCAAGTGACAGAATTAGCACGTGTTTCTAACAAAGACGAGGAATCGTTTGTTACTAAATTTATTGGCGGATTTACTCGACGAACACAAAAAAACATTCAAGCCAATTACGAATTGTTGTTAAAGTCGATTGCAAAAGAATCTGGCGCCAGACTCAAAAAAACGGATATACCCAAACTAATCGTAGATGACGAAAGACTAAATAAATTGGGTGTTTCTGCTTTATATAATTTTCAAAAAAACCAAATAGTAGTATCAAAACAAGTAGAGGAAATTCTTAAGAAATCGCCACAAGCTTTAATTAATTATCAAGAAAAACTAAAAGATATTGTCCACGAAGCGAGACACGCTTTTCAATTTGATTTTGGGCGCCTATCTCTCACTGATTTTATGCAGGGTGCATCATCCCCTATAAAACTAACTCCTGAAAATCAGATGACCGCAAAATCTGCTGCATTTGGACAAAAAAGTGCGGAGATAGCCAATAAACGAGCAGGCGGAAAATTAAGCCCTGAATTCATGAAGGTCTTACAATCGGTAGAAGGTGATGCGTATAATTTTGAGGAACAAACACAAAAGATAGTAACTAACGCAGCAAAATTGGCTACTCCATTTAAAACAGCCAGCACTAATTTACAAAGTTTCTTGCAAGGCATCGGTGAAGCACAATCCAGCGTTTCTAATTTTACCGATTTAGGAATAGAACTATTTAAAGAATTTGCAGGTTCGTTGCCAAATGGCGCCATTTTAGTACATCTTGCGGAAAACTTAGGAGCAGTAAAAGCTGCTGCCATTCCATTACTTAAATTGTTTGTGGGCTTTGCGGTTATTGGAACTGCAATTAATTTATTTAGAGGATTTGCTACGGAATCATTAAAAGTAGCAGCAAACCTAGAAGCATTAGAAAAACGAATACAGTTTGCAGCAGGAAGTAAACAGCAAGGTAATGTTGCAAATCAAGAGCTACGCGCTCAATCTGAAAGATTTGGAATAAATCGACAGGCGACACTGGAACAAGGCGCCGGATTTTTAGCAGTGACACGAGAGACACCTGTAGAGGGTGAGCGCTCATTAAAAATACTGGAATCCCTCAACCAAGCTTCGCGAGTTTATAACTTAACAATTGAACAACAAGGTCGCGCACAAGTAGCACTACAGCAAATAGTTTCTAAAGGTGTCGTAAGCCAAGAGGAATTACGAGGGCAATTATCGGAAGCGATACCAGGCGCAGCACAAGTAGCAGCACGAGCGTATGGTGTTACGGTTCAAGAATTAAACCGAATGGTAACTGCTGGATTAGATGGCGCCGAATTTGTGCAAAAATTTGCGTCACAATTAGGCAACGAAACTGCTGGAGGATTAGCAGGCGCCTTAACTACTACTCAAGCGCGAGCTGCTAAATTTGAAAACTCTTTACTGAATCTACAAGAAGCAACAGGAAAAGCTCTGCTGCCTTTGCAGAATATTGCATTATCGGCACTAACGACGGGATTAGATTTAATTAATAAGTCCTTGCCAATACTGTTAACTTTATTAGCAACACTCGCCACAAGGTTAGCGGTTGTAAGCGCGCAAGCACTAGGACAGCTAATTACTCAACTACTAGCATCTAGAGCAGCAATGTTTGCTTTAGGAAATGCTGCTCAAGTAGTGGGTAACCTCATACTTACTTCCTTCAAACAGTTTGCCGGATTTGCGGTAATTGGAATTGCAATCAATACTTTGATTAATCAATTCCGAGACTTGTCGGGAGAAATTAGAGGACAGGTAGACGCGGTCAAAAATCTACAAAATGAATATAACCAATTAATTAGCGCAGCAAATAAGGCACCAAAACAAGTAGACGACGCAAAAGTTTTAGGCGACCGGATTAAGCGAGCTATACCAGATTTAGTTACCGGAAAGGGCGAAGAAATCAAAGACAGCTTTACAGCGATAAGAGATAGTAGAAAACTTACACCACAAATAATTGCAACATCTCAATCAAGCGAAGCGCAAAGATATATTGAACAAATACGAGCAATTGACAAGGAAGTAGAAAAGGTAAATATTAGGCGCCGTGCATTAGTACAAAGCAATCCAGGAGATACGGAAGGATTGCGCGCGCTTCAGAAACAAGAAAAAAGCTTGTTTGACCAAAGAACGCAAGCAGAAAAAGTACCAGATAATATCAAGCAACAACTGCAAGCGCAAGCAGATGCAATTAAAAATCAGCTTGATTATTTAGAACAACTAAAAAAAGAATATCCACTTTATGGAGAAGAAGTAGACAACGTAAACAAAGGAATCAGCAAGCTTAAACAAGACTACGAAAACATAATCAAAGCGCAAACTGATTTAAACAAAGCTATTAGTAAAGGCTCTGATGCATTTAGCATCATGAGAAAGAATATCACAGCAGTAGCCAACGACCTTGCAGATACTACTGACAAAATATCCCTTTTTGGCAATCAAACAAAAGCGGCTTTATCAAAAGATAGCTTATCAGGCGCCATTACTCCTGGGCAAGAACAGTTTGCAAATGCAGGGCTAGATATACAGCAATTGGAAAAGTTAATCAAAGCTCAAAGTGCTGCGGTTACACAAACACGTGCGCTCCTAAATACAGACCAAAACAACGAAATAATGCGCGCACGAGGAATTAACAACAACACTGGTCGAGCGCGCTTAAATTCTTTAGCAGAAGGAACCACTAACCCACAAGAAAAATTCTTGTTTGAACAATTAGCTTCTTTGCAGCAACAAAAATTAGATATTTCTAATTTAGAGGTACAAATTGCACAAGCACGAGCCAACGCTCAAAAGCAATTAATTGATTTAACTAAGCAGGTCGCTGATTATTACCGTGGAATTGAAAGAAACGCTCAACAACAAGCAATAGAAATCCAACGAGCGAGCAAGCAAGTACAAGTCACCCAACAGCAGAACAAACTAAGAAGCGCGCTTCTAGATGGTTACGACACAATAGTGTCACAGTTTATCGACTCAATTATTGATTCAATCGGACAATTTAACCAAGTAGGTGACAGAGCATTAGAAGCACAATCCCAACTGCTAAATAATAGGTTCAACTTAGAAGACACATTACGCAGTGGCGTGGAACTATCGCGGAATTTGCCCACAGTCCCAATCAAGCTAGATTTTTCGGGCATCCCTGCCGATAACAACATTGCGGAGTTAGGGCACCAAGTTCAAGAAGCAATAGACGGAAGTAACGATTTAGGCGAATCAATAAACGGCGCCACTTCCAACGCTGACGATTTATACAAACAGCTAATAGAAAACCTTAAACCATTAGACGATGCCAATAAAACCCTTACTGACACAGCAAGTAACTTTGATTCAGTAAATCAAAAAGCGCAAGAATCTGGCGACTTAGCAAAACAATTTGGCGGAGAACTTGGCGCCATTCCTTCACAAGTAGCAAGCATTGACCAAGGTTTTGTTGGTATTGTCGCAAGCTTGGGGACAATAATTGCAAAAACTGTAGAATGGCTGACCAATTTAGGTAGCGCCAAAGAAACACTTGATGGTATCGCCAATAATGTAAGCCAATCACCGCTCGGACAAGGATTGCAACAAATTGGACAAGGTATTTTACAAGCAGGCAGCTATGGTATCGCGTCCCCTTCTACTACTCAATCGTTAGAGCAAGTATTGAAGGGTACGGTTTCTCAAGGACAAGGTTTCTTTGGACAACGAGCAAGAGGGAACCACGCTTCTATAGATTTTGATGGCACTGAAGGACTAGGAGGTGGCGCCGCTTTCCAAGCAATGTTTCCAGGTCGTGTTGCTTCTACTCGTGCTTGGGGTAATGGGTACCGCGATGTAGATGGAGGCAATTCAAACGCAATAAGGATTATCTCTAAACTACCCGGCGGACTAGGAGAGTTTTCGACTGACTACGGGCATTACAAAGCCAGTACAGCAAAAGTGCAGGAAGGACAAGACATTCTTGCTGGGACAAAGTTAGGCGCCTTATCTCAGAAAGATTCTATTTCGTCAGGCGGGCATCTTGATTTAAAAATCAGAATCCCATCCACTATTGCCAATCAATTTAAAACTACTCAATCTGCTGGTGGGGGTCAGTCATTTGTCGAAGTAAAAGAGTTTATGCGCTGGTATCAAGGGCAACTTGGTAACGCATCTAAACAACAAACATTGCCGATGACTGGCGCCAGCAATATTCAATCATCGGCGCCACAAGGTGGAATTTCTCGCGGCGGTAATCCACTATCACCAGCCGAACTTGCTCGATTAACAAAAGAAGGTCAGCAACTTTACCAATTACAGAGGAACCCAAATGTTTTAGCTTTTGCTGATGTGGTGGCACGAGCCGAAGGCACGGATTTTAGAAATAATTCTAAGAATTTTGGGTACTCGATGATGATTGGTGGCGAACACGACACTAACCTTTCTCGCCACCCATTCGCTGGAAATAGCGGCAGCAGAATAAGGGCACCACGCCATAATTCCACTGCATCTGGCCGTTACCAGATGATGGATTTTAATTACTCCCGAACACAAGCAGAAAGACAATTCGGCAGAGGCGCCAAATCTGATTTAGCGTCAGTTTTTCAGGGTGAAAATCCGGGTAGTTTTAGCCCAGGTGTACAGGATTTATATTTCACCGCTTCGCTAAAATCACGCGGAATTTTAGACGAGGTACTAGCTGGTGATTTTGAATCAGCACTAAAAAATCCAAATATTGCAAAACATTATGCATCCCTACAAAGTGGCACCGCCAGAAGCGCGCACAAAGGACAGGGCACACCAGAGGGTCAACTCAAAAACACAATTCCTTTTGCTCAACAACGGTTGATGGCACGAAGGCGAGAAGGGGCACCAGTTTCTGTTGCTGCGGATAATTTCAGCGCCGCTACTCCTGGGCAAATGAGAAATGGCGTATTGCAAGGAATGAATCTTGCAGTCCAAACCGCTCAACAAGGTGGACAACGAGAGACGTTGATTACCAAACAAAGCGAAGCCGACCAAGAACGAGCAAGACAGGAAGCAGTCAGAAAAGCTAACCAAGCATTACGACAGTACGAACGCGCACGACGTGACCAAGAAGACCGCAGTATAACCAATCAACGTGGTGTAACAGATTTTGGAATCTCTGCTATTAAAAACCCATCTCCTGCACAAAGGCGCCTACAGGAATCAACACAGATAAAACGCCAAAGTGATGACTTAATAAAAGAGCGCGAGCGAGAAATTGAGAATCGTCAAAAACAGATTGAACAGTCGCAAGAGATACTAAGAAATAAATCATATTTAGCGGCGCCAAATGCAGCAGAAGTAGAGACACAACTAAAACAAGGCATCAAAGAAAACGAGAAAGAAATTCCACGATTAGCTAAACAGATTGATGAAATTAAAAAAATTGGCGCCGATTACCAAAAAAACGTAGAAGCGATTTTTGCACGTGAGGATAATCAACGGCGCCAAACTGCTGACTTTGAAGCATTCCAAGGAGAAATAGCCAAAGCTCAAAAACAATTAGAAGGTTTGCAGCAGCTACAACAAGTAAGCCCACTTGATGTGCGAGTGTTCGACATTCCCGCTTTACAAGAAGAAATTGAGCTAAAACAAGCGGCACTTGATTTAGATAAAGCTATTTTTGATGAAGAAAATAAACTTTATAACTACACGATTAATCAACAGGAGTTCGATAGACGAATTGAACAAATAAAACAAGAGAATATTGTTCGTCAAGAAAACGCGATAGCTAGGCGCCAACAAGCAGAAGCCGAACAAGAATTGCAAAAAGTACAACGTCAATTAGAAGTTCGAGCGCAAGCCACTTCTATGAATAACGAGTATTTGCAAAATATGATGCAATTGCGTCAACTAGGTAAAGGTGGGCGTAATCCTCTTGATATCCAGCGTGAAATGAATTTAGCACAAATGGATTCTGATTTTGCACAACGCGAATTTGAAATAAATAGAAACAGAAACCGCACACCAGAGGAACGAGAAAGAGAATTAGAATCATTACGGCAAATTAGACAGTCCCGAACAGATGTTATTAATGCTGAATTAGCTCGTAACCAAGAAGATAATCAAATCGCTGCACGTGATTTATTCAATAAATCCAATCTCGATGTAGTAGGCGCCCAAGCTTCCAACATGCGAGTATTTGGTCAAGACAACCGAGCGCGACAATTAGAAAAAGGAATGGCAGTATTTCAGCAACAAACTGCTTTTCAAGACCAAATTAGAGAATTAGAAAGACTTGCCCAAACAAATGAAGAAGTAGCTAAATCTGCTGATTTAATTCGTGCTAACTACGAAGAATTAAATAAAATCAAACTCGATGAAATAGAAAATCAATTCAATGAATTTCTTCCAGCCATTCAAGAAATTAAAGGTGCCACTCAAGGTTTATTTTCTGATTTATTAAGTGGCGCCGATGATGCCTTTGCTAATTTCGGCAAGAAAATATTAGATTATTTCACACAACTAGCAGCCCAAATGTTGACCAATGATTTATTTGGCGCCATTGGTGGAGCGTTCGGGATGAAAGGACAACAATCTGGTGGAGGTGGCGGTCAAATATTTGATTTGCTAGGTGGACTACTAGGCGGCTTATTCTACAACGGCGGCTACGTGCCGAACTACGCTAAGGGGTATAACCCACTACAAGATGCACTGAAACGAGAACACGCCCAAACTGGTAAGCGCGCTTACGTTGCTGTTTTATCGGAAGGGGAACGAGTTTTGAATATTGACGAAACCCGTAAATTCCATGCAATGGGTGGAGACAATATTTTGAGATTTGCAGAGGGTGGAATGGTTGGCGCCACTTCTTCCTTCTCCCCAACATCTGGCGGCAATGTGTCAGTAAATAACAACATCGTGATTGGTGGGAATTCAGAAAACACAGATGTTGGCGCCTTCCGTACCGTACTAGATGGCAGAATTAGAGAAATAATCCGGGAGGAACAACGTCCCGGTCGCTCATTAAACAGAAAACGGAGATAGGCATTATGTGGCGCCAGAAAGGTTTTGAAATACTAGATAACCAAATACATACATACTTACTAGACAACCAAGAATATCTCGAAGGTTTACTAGAAGCGTTAGGAATGAAACACGGGTATGCGAATCTGCCACAGATGATAGACAACCCGCAATACAAGCAAGGATGGCAGAACGCACAGCACGAAAGACACTGCCACAATCAAGAAACCATTGCTGAATTTGATTCAGCGACTTTTAATGCCACACTAGCTGACAGAATTAGAGGAATAATCAAAGCAGAACAGCGACCAGGTGGTTTGCTAGACAAAAAACGGAGATAAATATTATGTGGCGCCTGTTATTTTCGCTTTTAAGGCGCCTCTTTTTTCTCACGTGATAAAACATAGCCACGAATACATCAACTTACTTTATTCCCCTTTCTACCCGCCGCATTTTATTTCTCTCAATCCAAGATACTGGTGCCATTCTTATTCCTTTCGTCACTTCATGGTTATTACGTTTATTCGAGATTGTCGAACGACGCGGCGCCTCTTTCTTTTTCTTGTAACTGACTTGGTTACTACTGGTGTGTGTATCGTTGTTTGATTCAGTGGCAACTAGTTTTGCTAATGGCGCCTATCCTCCCCATCTCTTTTTCCGGTTTGGGGGATATAGGGGGATTTAATTCTTTTATTTTTTATATTGTTTTTCTTATTATTGTTTTTCTTATATATAGATACGGGGTGCGGGTCATCCGGCGACGGGTCATCCACCGACGGATAACCCACCGGTGGATGACCCACCCCTGGAGTAAGTGAGCAAGATGAATTGATTTATACTTGTAGATACGTAGACAGGAAAGAAAAGGCGCCTAAATAATTTGATGAGCTATTATTGTTTTTAAATAGGAGAAAGAATGGTGACACAGGATTTAATGCAGAAGTTGATAAAGATAGGCGCCATTAATCCACCCTTGACGGACGACCAGCTTAATGAGTTTTCGGATATTTGGGACGATTTTATGAGAAATTCTGATTCGTCTCGACTTTTTAGTTTTTGGAAAACTTGTAGACAGCCGAGAGGGGGAATACTTTATGTAGCAAACCAGATAGAACCAATTCTTGATTTATATGGATTAGAGGCGCCGGAATATGCAAAGCGAACACAACTAGAATTAGCTGTGATAAAAATGTTTATTGACGGACATTTTGAGTTATTGCAGGACAGAAATTCGGTTAGCGTACAGTTGTGGACAATCAAGCCAAGATATTTAAAGCAGTATCAGAATTTGAAATTGTTTCAGGCGCCATTGTCTTATAAGCACGACACAGATGTGATGGCGTATCTACCTTTTTGGTCTTACCTTGTTTTTGCAATGATGGGTTTTCCTCAAAGGTCTTACCAATGCCGCGAATGGTCTTTTGATGGTCACTGGCATAAGCTTTTGTTTATTAGTCCATAGGGTTTGGCGCCTGAATGCGAAATCAGCGACTGTTCACAATGCGATGGAACGTATATGTGGCGAGTATTTCATAAGGACACACTGTGTGTCCTTATGAAATATATTATTGGCGCCTGATAAATATCTTGTTTACTTTAAAGATTGGTACTTGTTTTCTGCGACACAGCGCGCTATTATAGGGCAAGGGTAGCTGAGAACTACCCTATTAACAGCCCTTAGTCCCTATTCTGAGTAGGAACCAAAATGAATATAGCACTTTCATCCGTAGAATATCAAACAGCTTTACGCAATGTTAACGTAAGCTTACCTTTGGGGTTAATTGAAGAGCTACTTAGTTTGTTGAGTCAGCTAAAGGAAGCGGGTAAGGTACGAAGCACAGAGGAAGGGGAGTATTCTGTTTTAGACTTTATTGGAAACGTTGCTGGACAAAGCGGAAGGTATGTTGTCTGGAAACGCTTAAAAGAAGAGCATTCTGACAACCTAACATTTTGTAAGGATGTCAACTTGCCTCGTTCTGATGGCAAGAAGGCTAACAAGCTATCTCCTGTTACCACAGAATTCGGGTTAATTGTAATAGCCTACGCATTGCCTGGAGAGTTGGGGGACAGACTACGCAACGCAAGTGCCAATTTACTTTTATCTACAATAGGCGCCTATAAAAATAACCTCAACGCATTACTAGCAGGCGCCACAAACGAACCCACCGAACTAGATGCATTAAAAGCAGAGGTAGTGCAACTAAGGACACAGTTGTATCAAGCGGAACTGAACCACAACGAATTTTCGTACTCTGCCAAGATGTTGCACCAAGTAAGCCAAATTGTAAGTTTCCATCAAGTCAAAGAAGCGATAAAGCGAGACTTTGTAGAGGGTCGTGACTGGGTGCGCGTTGGTAAGCAAATATTCACAAACGAATCGACTTACAATATTTTAGTTATTTCGTTTCGGTCGTTACGTGGTACAGATATCAGTCAGTTACCAGCGATAATCAAATTAGAAACCAGATTGTTTTTCCAATACCAGGAAAACAGGCGCCGCGCTAAGAACAAACGTACATCTCACAGATACACCGATGGTCAATTAGAAATCCAGTACACTTACTAAACAAGGGAGATAAAACGATGGACGCAATTGATAGACTGATACTTAATACTGTTTCGCGAATTTCTGTTACTGTTTATGATGCACCAACTGGTGATAGCATTTGGCTTGAGTTTTCGGTGCCTGTGACTGATGAAATAATGGCGCCTGTTGACCGTATTCTAAGCATTAACGGATTTTCGAGCATAGGACGCGATTTAATGGACGGCGGACGATTGCGTATTAAATGTCCATCTACTTACAAAGGAATTGATGTGGCGAAAGCTATTTGCCAAATATGGGATGAAAAATCTATTAAGTATGTTTTGCAAAATAGATTCGCACCGGGACAGATAGAAGTAGTCGCAGTAAATTAAATTAAATTAAATTAAATTAAATTTAAAAACAGGCGCCATTTTTTAGGATAGGCGCCTGTTTTTTATTATTTCTCCCAGCTTTTCATAAAAACAAAGTCAAACTTTTCTTTGTCAATGCTTACAGTCTCTATGTTTACGTATCCGTCTTTGTCTTCTTGACTTAATTCTTGTAAAGAAAGTGCAAGCTTTAACATCGCTTCTTTTGTCATTGGTAATCTAACTGTTTTAATATTTTCGTTTTCCATTATTTACTCACAGGTGGTAGATAATCTTTCAGGATTTGCAAAACATCTTGTGACGTGTGACCATCCCAAGCAACAGGCGCCATTTCATAGGTTTTTAGAAACGAGCAATAATCCCACAAATTCATTGGTAAATGATAACTAATTTGTCTGTCAAATAAATAGCAACCTGCAATAAACCAACCATCATGACCAGTGCCATCATGATGCTTTGTCGCTCGCCAGCTAGATTCTGCTTTGCAATAGTAAAGAAATATTAGATACAAAATATTTCTATGCTCGTACAATTCCCCAAATGAGTGATAGCCATCGGAAATTAAATCGGCGCCATTCTCTACCAACTCAAAGCGTTTAACCACTGTAGAATCATCAAGCACTTTAGGCTCAAGAAAATCTTTTAATGTTCGGCGCCATACCTGCTGAGTCTTTATATCTTGATACCAAACAATGGCGCCATTGCTATCAAAGCTGGAAATTTTGGCGCCAGTGCTTGCATATTTTGGGCAAGGAATAATTCGATAAACATTACCTTTATAGTGCTTATAAAATTCACCTATTTGTGGGATTTCTAGCATAATCCTATTTATAGATAACTATGGTAATTGTACAAAAAAATAAACTTAGCTCTTTAAACTGTGGATTGTTCAAATAAGCAACTTTTAATCGCCACATTCTCGGTCGAAGGAATAGCATACGTATAGTAATACTATTGCTAGCAAATGTGTATTTTCTCCCTATCCCAGGCAATGATTTTGTTTCTAACATAACTCTTCCTCCTGCAACATAAACGTTAACAACCACGCATCGGTAGTAGAGACAGGTGCCGGACTCATGGTAACACTACCAGTCTCTACCCATCCAGAAAACCGACCATCTAAACCAATCGATGCAACACGAGCATAGAAAGTCCCGGCGCCTACATTCTCCCAACGTGCATTGAATACTGACACAGTTTGGCGGTTTCCCCAATCTCCATCAATACCGCGTTTAAATTCTACTGCGTAGCTTTGCACAAATGGTTCGCGTGAACCATTGGATTGCGCTGCAAATTCCCAACGAATAGAAAGCGTATAAGAAATGGCGCCACTATTTATTATTAACCCTTCGCCAATTGCATCACGTGGTGGCGGGATAATTACAGGCACCGTATTTTGTTGAGAATAAGCAGTCAATGACCATCCTGTCTCAATCTCTGCATAAACTGTGTCAGTATATAATTTGCCGCTTATTTCGTAGAAATTGGGATTATCTACGTCTGGTGTGATATTTATTATTCTGTATTTACGAATAACCGTACTAGTATCGATTAATTGCCATGTTGCTTGAGGAAGTGGCGCCGAACTAAACGCAGGACTAACATTCAAAACAGTTCGACTACCTTGTGCTGTGGTGACTGCCCTAAATTCTGTGGTCATATTTGGTAGAAGGCAATATAGAACTGCACTGGTGCCAACTGTTACGACAGAATCTAAGGTAATTTGTGTAGTGGTAGCTGATTTGATTAATCCTGATTTACGCTCTGGATTCCTTGCACTATCCGCGACTTGCAAAACTTCTCCTAATTCAAAAAACAAAGCATGTGCGCGCATCTTAAAAGATATTTGCCCTAACTCTCCCTGTGTCGTAGATGGAAGAGAATTTAAAATTACTCGTCTACCAGCACGAACGGCGCCACCCCTTCTGGTTTCTCCAAGCGCTCGGAATTCTTCGACTTTGTACCCAAATTTATTTATGGCAGCAGGATATTCTACAGGTTCGGGTGTTTCTTGAAATTCTTGGTCAGGGTCATTTCTCCATACGTAGCAAGAAGTAGCAATGGCTGAATAATCCTGTGTGGTGTTCAAGAAAATGCCGTCTACCACATCTGCATTAGAAACAATTCGAGGTAGTGCGTCGGTTGGTCTGTCTTGCCAAATTGTGAATTGTAAACCATTGTGGTAAATTTTGGCGCCAAACGTTGCGGCAATTTGTCGAGCGGTTTCATATCTGTCCTCGCTATCACCACCTACAACGAGTTGTCCTCTAAAACTAAATCTTCTCTCTGTTCCGCCAAAACCATCAGAAATTAAAGCATTGTTATAAACACTGGCTTGGTAAAATGCGTACCTGTCAATGCTTTCTATCGGTATTGCTAGCCCAAAATTTACGTCAGTTAAATAACCCCACAGCAACCACGCAGGGTCAGTGTTCGCTACGCCTGCTGTGTAAAATGTTCCATTCCATGCGGTGATACTAAAATTTAATCCACCATCTGGCGCCACTGTTGCTGTGATTGGAATTCTAGCCAACCACCCATTTAGTTTTAATGTGACAGATGGCGCCGACCTAAATAAATTAGGTGGGTATTGTATCCACAAACAAGAAGTATTTGGATACGTCAATTGCGCTTGTACTACTTCTTCGTAGGTTAACCACTGTAAATCACGTGTTTCTGTTGATGTGGTATTGGCGCCTTCTTTTTCTACCCTGACGACATAATCCGACACATCTGGATTAACTTGCAGCAAATAGGGAAACACTGTGAAATCAGGGAATCTTCCTTTTATTTCTTGATTGACACGAAGAATAAAGGCGCCTGCCCCTTCTTTCACAGAAATCTTTACCCTTAACGAACTGCCTTTAACATCACCATCCGATTCCTGTTTCTGCAACCGAACCGCAACGCGAACACGGATTGAGTTTATTTCTGGATTGGTGATACTACGAGAAATTGGCGTTGACTGAACAACAGCCACATTCACATTTGTAGGGGTAGAAATTTCTGAACCACTGTTACCAGGAAGTGTGGCTTGTGTATTGGCGCCATTTAAAAAGAAAAAATCCAACCCCTCAAAATTCTTACTACCGTCTTGGTTTTCTATTGGTGTCCCGTCTAAGTAAATGTTTCTTGCTGGAATGGCGCCTAACCCTCCCACTTGTCCTCCGCATATTCCCAAGACAACTTCCGCACGGTCAGACGAAATGCCAGATACGTCTGATATATCTGGACTGGCGCCGCCCCCTTTTCCTCCACTGCCTCGGAATATTTGTGTCACAAAATTTTATTAATCAAAAGTACAAAATACATATATGATATATTTTAAGGCAGGGTAGCGCTAACTACCCCACCAATTGCCCAATCACTACAAAGGACAAATCTATGTTATCAGAAAATCAGCTAAAGTTTGTACAAGTAGAAAACAATACAGCCGTAATCGATAGTCGCATATACTGCCGCGACATCATCGAAGTCCATCATGGCGACTGGATGCGAAACGTACTAGATGAGTACAAAGACCAAGTAGAGTCACGGTTTGGGGTAATCCGTTTTGAAAACGGAAAACCTCAGAAAGGCACACAGGGTGGTCGTCCTGAAAAATATGCGCTATTAACAGAAGCGCAGTGCAATGCTTTTCTTTCACTTTCCAGGAACAGCAAGACCATCGTTGGTAAAAAGATGGATTTAATTGCTGATTTTGAAGAAGCGAAAACCAGGATTCGTGAATCTCTAGAGCGCGCGCTATTTGCCGAACCCGACTCAGAAGTAGAAGCGCTTAAGCAACGAGTAGCCGAATTAGAAGCAAAGATAGGCGCCACTGTTACCGATAGATTAGAATTCCCCTATTCTTCTAAACAGCTACACCGTGATTCACGGATTGCCAGTCATTCGTATGTAGTTGGCGCCATAAAACGTGACTTCATCGAAGGACAGGATTACCAAATAGTGGAAAACGAGCTATTCATGACAGAGCAAATGTATCTAGGATTTATGTTGTCATTCCGGTCAGAAAAAGGCGCCGATATTTCCGTACTTCCAGACACGCTACTCATTATCACAAAATTCTTTTTCCAATTCCAACAGGCACGAAGTAAGAAAAACGCACGAGTCGCACAATCGGATAGATACAAGCAGATGGAATTGTTAGAATACAACTAGCGAATACTGGACATTATTGTTGTTGTGAACTCTAGGCGCCTATCGTCTAGAGTTTTTTATTTCTGGTATGATAGGAGACGCAACGACACAGTAAACAAATGAGTATTCAAATCGAGAAAATAAAGCTTGGCGCCGAAACCATAATTCACTACGAATCATTCGACCTAGACACAAACACGACCAAAACAGTAAAGCTGGTTTCCAAAGATAAACCATTGCTTGCGCTTGAAAAGGCTTTTGATGCTTTCCTTGATGATGCAATTTTATTTTGTGGACTAGATTCTGATGTGTGGAATAACGGAAAAGTTGGCGCCATTAGTTTAAAACACACAGATGATGGTGAAATTGGTGTCACGATTTCTGTGCAATGCGAAATCGGCGGGTCGGTGGTTTGTGCCAATGCTCCATATATTCGACCAGATTGTGTGAGTGCAAAATTAGAAGGGAAGATTGATGTATTAATTGGCGCCAGTACTCAGTTTATAGAAGGGGAGCGCGCTGTTAAACAAATGGAATTATTGGCGCCATAATGGAGAAAAATATGAGTCATTTTAATAAACTAAGCTCTGACCAAAACTATCGAGCGATTGTCAATACTTTTGAGGCTTTTTGCGACTTACTAGAAGTTAATTTAGAAGAACCGCTTAGTAAGCAGGAAAAGCTTGAGATATACAAAAGTGCTGTAGAGTTAACAAGAATTCACGCTTCTTTGCATATTGCAGAAATTCACGAGCCATCGCATTATCAAGATGACTGAACCACTGACCACTGTTAAATTAGCGGGAGAGCTAGGCGCCATTTTTAAGCCTGAATATCAAGGGGTGGCGTACACTCTCCGCGAATCTTTGCAAATGCTTTATTCCCAAGAACCAGAAATAAAGCATCATTTTATTAATTCACTGTGTCAGTATCAATTAGTCTTGGGTGAGGCAAATATACCAATTAATCCAGAGCATTATGACTTTCCTGTAGCTGGTAAAACATTGGTAATCGTTCCTGTGCTGGAGGGGTCGGGAACAGTGGGAAGGTTAATTGGTGGACTAGCGCTGGTTGGGTTAGGTGTGTTGACAGGTGGGACGAGCTTGATAGTAGCTGGCGCCGTTATGGCTGCACAAAGTTTATTTTTTGGATATGGCGCCTCGCCTTCGGATGAGGAACAAAAACGCTCGGAAATATTGGGGACAGGGAATCTAAATACTGCTGAAGGGAACCCAATACAAATGGTTTATGGAAATAATGTAATGGTTGGTAGCCTCCAGGTATTATCATTTGCTATAAAATCTGAATATACGAGTTTGTAGGATTATTATGTTACAGCATTATAAAGGATGGGAATTGCAAGGAGTTTCTAGTGGTTTATTCGGTGGGCATTTTGTTTATTGGTATCAGCCACGTTTTGTTGAGCGAATACTGGGATTCCCAAAGCAGAATAGGGAGATAGTGCAAAAAATTTATATTAATTACAGTCACAAAGAGCTTCCAAGTAGCTCAAAAGTCATGCAAGTAATTGACGAGCTACACCTGGTCGCGCTTAAAGAAGGGGTGGCAAGTAAAGATATTTCCGGACAAGCGAGAATAAAGGGCGCTGATTTATTATCTGAATATACGAGTTTGTAAAGACCTATGGATTTTAATATTTGTAGACCAGGGATTTTAACGCTTGAACAATTAGCGCTTTGCTTGCAACAGTTACCAATACCTAGCTTTTGCAACAGAGATGATAAGCGAATATGCTACTTACCTAAGCATTTGCAACAACCAATAGTAGAAGACATCGAACTATTAGAGGCGCCACCAGAAAATATAGAGTTAATACCATATTCATTTAAGCTAGTAGTGATAGCGGACAAGGGGGACAAAGGGGATAGCAGCAAGTGGGCTAAAGTGTGGAAATACGAAGGGGATATCATAATTAATCATGTGTAAAATTGAATTAACAGAAGAAGAATTGCAAGAATTACTTTTTGTATTGGATAACGTAAATATTGAAAGTGCTTACGATTTTTCTAAACAGAAAGATGATTTAATTCCAGTAGCCAAACAAGCAATTAAGAAGCTATGGACAGGCGCCATTAATCACAATTTAATCGACAAGGCACTAATTCCCGAAAATCTATAACATATGCCACTTAACGATTACATCCAGGGATTGGACATAGAAAATCCCATTGATTTATTTACTGTGTTCAATCCTTTTGTATCTAACTTTCCCACTACTTCATTCTGTAATTTTGGCGCCGTTTCTTATCGAGGTGTTCAGTACCTACCAATTGCTTGCAAAGTACAGTGGATGCCAAAAGATGGAGAATCGGCGATACAAACTAAATTAAGTGTGTCAGATATTTCTGGAACAGTTGGCACCTTAATTGATAATTACGGAATACTTGGCGCCAAACTTACCGCAATCAGAACATATTCACCATTTTTAGATAACCAACCTGCTGCCGACCCGCTTGCTTATCGGTCTTTTGAGCTAAGAATTAATCAATATAGTGGCGCCTTTAAAAGAGAATTTGAATTTGATTTAGTGCCATCAGAAACATTAGATAGAAAAGGTGGTAGAAGATATTTACGACGGTGTACTTGGCAATTGAGTGATGACAGGTGTCAGGCGCCTACTAATGTGAATTACGATTTGAATGGTCAACCTTGCTTACCGTCGCAACGAGCGTGTAGAAAAGATTTGACACAGTGTCAACAGTATCACGGGCATATACGACGGTTCGGCGGGTTTCCAGGTGTGCAGTGGAGAAATTCTAGATAGAAATGGTATAATATTTGATAGTTAAACGGACGACAAAAAGGCGCCACTCTTCTAAGCAAAGATAGGCGCCTGTTTTTTATTTGAATTAGAAAAGTTTGTCAGGTAGCTCTACTTTCATCCCGTCCATATAGTAGGCGCCATTTTCGTAAGTCAAGCGTGGAATGTTTACGCTTTTTAGATTTTTCTCGATATCTTTTAAGAATTCTTTGGTTATTTTTGGTTCATTCATGATAGGCGCCTGTATTGTTGAATATGTTTTTGAGAGTCTTCTAAGATTATATCTACTACTGTTTGGCTTAAATTGCCTGAATCTAAAGCAGTGAAGAAAAATCTGTGTACCTGTATTGCCTTGTCTAGGAATTCGTGATTTGGCATGTAAGAGTAGCTATTTTTTGCAGCTTCCCATGCCAGAATAGTATCAGGCGCCTCGTTAACGTATTCTTCATATCTTCCTCTCACCAGCAGAGTATTTAGCCTTGACGCTTTCACTACAAAACCACTTATAGCCGCTCGGTCGCGCGCTGCTTGAATTTTTACGTCCTGGGATTCTACATTTGTATATTCCGCTCTAACAGGAGAAACGGCGCCAAACATTAAACTCCCAATCAATAACACTTTTACTAATCTCATATATTTTGTGTCACTATTTACACACCATTTATACACATTATTACTTGCACTTCCGGATTTCTTGTAGTAGTATATTTGTATAACAAATAAAATTTAAATAAGCTGCTTAAAACAACAGGCGCCTGTGGTGGTCGATACACTAGGCGCCTGTTGTTCTAGTTTGTATGTATTAGCAAATGATAATACAATGTACACTGTTGAGGACACAAGACTCTAATATATGTTAAAAACGTTCTTACTAGGTTTGTTGTTGGCATCGGCGCCAACTGTTTCATTAGCTCAAAGTGTTCCGGGAGATATCCCATTTAACGGACGAGATTATATCCAGCATCGGTACGACTCGTCGTTGCATAAAGGCGCCGCAGTTGACCAAGATGGCTGCGTAAATCATCTGCAAGGTGTGCCAGCAAGTATTCGCCCATTAGTAAAAACTACATGGGTAACTTTTGATAATTCCGCGAATGGCGGTTTACAACAGTGGATTGAGCATGGTTGTACTAAATCGTGGACAGCATCAACTATTGCTGTTCCCGCTGGTTCGAGTAGTGCTAATCCTTCCTACTACGAGGGACATTATTTTGCGTTCCAAACTGTTCGTAATCTGGCGCCAGTTGGTAGTTCACCAAATCTAGAATTGCATTACTACGAAGGTAGAGTGGGGCAAGCAAACGGTGTACCATCTGGAACACACAGATACAAAATAGAACGAGACGATGCACAAAACAGTCGTTGGTGCGGCTATGTGAATAACGCTGCTAACTATTGTGTGACACTAAATGGTGTAGGAATAGGCGCCATTAACAATTATCAACCCTATAATTTCGCGCGTTGGATAACCATTGGTATCGAGTCGGGAAATATTAACCAAACATTTGGCGCCGTAACATCTTCTGGCAATAACAAAACAACCACAGCTAGAAATGCTTGGTTTAAATCGGGTAGTGCTAATGTTTGGGCACGTATTCCAGGTTTAGTTGATGCCGATAACGCACCGAATCGACCAACATGGAACTCTACTTATTCGCCATATGTGAGCGGAACTTCCCCAGATACAATTACGTTTACTAGATAGTCACAAGCAAAAACAATGAAAAAACAATTACTCGTAGTCTTAACCGCAGCACTTTGTTTGGCTGGTTCGCTAGCTGTAGCTCAAAATGGCGCCATTGAAAGAAAAAACGGCATAGTAGAACAGGAGCCAAATGGTATTCCCGCTCCTGTAAATTATCTATATCCCGATAATTCAGATAAAAAGCCGTCCGATTTTGAAGCGACCCGCAAAAACTTGCAAGAGATGAGAATGTTGCAAGATGGCGCAAAAATTAGACAAATTAAACTCGTTAGTTACGACGAGTACGTGAAAGAAGCAGAAAAAGATGGTGGTTCCATAGTTCAAAACATGGAAGTTCACCCAAAACGCCAATTCTTTATGGTGGATATTGAGGCGCCAGAAATCGAAATTCCCCAACGACGGGTAGACAAAGGCGAACCACAAAGCGTGAAAATCAAAAACGCACGAATCAAACAGGTTTACGACGCTGAAACAGGCGAGATTTTTGGCAGCGGAATTACAGGCTCGAAATAACGTCAGGGTGAAATAAAAAAAACAGGCGCCTATCTTTGGAAGTGGCGCCTGTTTTTTTATTTGTTTAAGAAGCTTGGCTTTTAATGCTTTGCTTTACTAATCCAAGTCAAGGGTTCCTTGAAATCCACTACCGTATACGTTTTGGTACTGAACAAGAAAGCTAGTCAACTTACCACATGGGCATCCGCGAAGGAAAGTAAGAAAAGAAGTCATGATTTGATTGAATACTTTATTCCCGTCATCTGTCAGAAACTGGTGATGGTAAAAAGCTCTATCTGGATTGCGCTCATCAAAAATATCATTAGCCTGTCCCGGAAATAGGGAATAAAAGCATTCGCGAGTTATTTGAGCGAATACTCCTGGCTTACCTTTTCCGGTCGGCTTGATTTGAAATATTCTATATAACTCCGAGTAGTAGGCAGGGAAGAAATGCGTCTTGTACTCTACTGCTTCTTTAGTGAATAGTCGATTTTGTATTAGCCGCTCATACTCACTCACTGCTCGATTAATTCCGAATTGGCTATCGGCTAGCAAGTCTAATGACGTTGAACCAAGCGCGCTAATTATACTAGATACTGCTAAGTTTCCTTTTGATAACTGGTAAAGCCAATAATCAAAAACCACCTGTGCAGGATAACCAATGATTCCTGCATTGTAATTTTCTATCACAAAAGTGTAACATTCAAAACCCTTGTGGGGCAAGGCAAATGGGGACTTAGAGCGCAAAAATTGTAACATTGAATTTCTGTGTTTTTGAGCTACCGCTGTTGCGCTTTCCCCCGAATAGATGTATCTACCAGGGTAATCTTTATACCCTGGTAGCGCAAAAACTTCTATTTCTTTATCCCCTAGCTTTATTTGTTTTCTAGGCAGTGGTGCCGTTTTTGACTCCTCTGCCCATTGTGCGTATTGCTCGTAACCGAAAGATGCGCTATTATTCATTTGCTTGTACCTCAATTACAGGCACCAACTGATAAAACGCCCACCAAGTATTTGCCGTACTGGTGGGCGTGTTGGTCTTCAGATATTATATACGATACATGACACAATTTGACTGCGATTAAATATTTATTTGCTTGACATTAATCCAATTGTGTAGATGGCTTTTACTATGGGCTGAAGTTGTCGAGGAATCCGACAACCTCAATAAATTGCAATTTAATCAAGAATTTTAGAAACTTCCGGCGCCTGTGCAGCGATTGCAGTAATCACATGTCGAGGTATTTTATCCATTGCATGTAGTCGTTTCACACATTGAATAGTGGCGCCGGAAATACTGCTTTTCTGTGTCAGTATTTGTTGGTCGCGGATTATGTCGGGGAAGGGCAACAAATCAATATAATCACCCTTTCCACCAAATGCATTATTTAATCCTGTCCATCCAATTGCTTCAGTACGTGCGCTGATATTAGCCTTGATTTTCTCTCTCTCATCCAAATAAGAGATAGCGTCAAATATTAACCAGGTTGGGCAATCGCCAAAATTATCACAATTAAAATGTGGTTCTCTTCCTAGTGGCGACTCTGCTATTCGGTAGTAGAGCTTGCCCCAATCAATTGAGGAGGAGACGAGGTAATCGGCGAGTGCCCGTTGAGTTCCCCCAAGTCTTCAGATTTCGTGTCAACTGTTTCTTGTTTTGGTGCCCGACTTCCGCCACTGATTTCTGCTTGAAAGAATTCGTAAACAGCATCAAAAGCAGTTCTGTCACCTGCCCAAATCGCTTTTAGTGCTAGCGTGTCCTCGTCTTCCCAATCTTCCATACCGTGTGCGATTTCGTTGGAAGTTTCTGATTTGAGTAGAAATAAATCGGCGCCTATTGGTAACACACCAAAACCTTTAAATGTGACTATTCCTGTGTCAGTATTGAAAGAATCGACTACTAGGATTTGGTTTTTGTATTTGAGACGGTCGTTTGGCGCCAAATCAAACCAGCAATCAACAGTATTATTTTCACCTACTACTTTTACGCATTTGGCTACACGATGACGCATAGTTAACGTAACAGCTGCGCGAATCTCTTTTTCGCGGTCTGTATTTGTGGGCATCGACTCGAACAACTTATTTAATTCTGTCTCGTCCAAGTACATTGTGTAGTCATAGACTATTTCTGTATCTTGGGCTAATGGGTCGCCCAGTCGTGAACGCGCTTCGTCTTTTCCGATTTTTTCTTTCTCAGCTAATTCTTCAGTAGCCTTATTTAGTAAAGAGCGAAGTATTCGTAACTCGTCCTCTTTCAAACAATCTTCGTATTTATGTTGTCTAATCTGTGGCGCAAATAATTTCTTTGCTTCAATTGGTTTACACCCTACCTTTTCAGACAAACGAATGGCAGCAGTGTTTAACAAATACTGCACTGTTCCCGCACTTCGCTCTGCTTCTTGTACTTCTTCTGGGTAAATATTGGGGTCGGGAAACCCTGTTGAGACTAGAAATACATCACCATGTTCAGTGTGTGGAAATACAGGAACTAGTTTCTTTTTAATCTTACCGAATGGTGTTTTTTTCATAAAACGATTTCTATTTCTAAATAATCAAGTGGCGCCATTGGTGTTAATAGCGCAAAAGTGGCAATATCTCTGACTTGCGAAGGAATCAAAATAGATAAAATCTCTGTGTCGCAAACATCAAAAAGTGTCAACTTCCCAGAGATTCCACCACGGAAATAAGCGCAACCGCATTGAATTTTATCTGTTAATACCTGGCAGTTAACCAAGTAGCAGAAAACATTCTCACGGTCGCGCAAGCCATCAAACTTCTGAATTCGCATCTATAGATGATACGTCATTTTTTAGTTTTGCGGCGCCAATATTTATCAAGCTCATTACTTTGTCGTCTGTCATTTTAAATTCTTCTCCTGCTTTGATGACAGATTCCTTGACTTCATCCCAAACCGGAGTAACAGCAATTGCAACCAACATAGAATAGTCTCCCTAAAATATTTAAGCGTAAATAAATCCGTCTGTGTACTGGTAAGAGGCGCCTTGAATTGTAGCAGTAAAAGATAATCGAGCTACTTCGTTTTGGTTTCCAGGCTTGCTTGGGTTTGTAAGCATTGTGGCGCCTCTATGTGATTCACCACTAGGCATTACTAATTCCATCCACATTTCCCTGTCCGCAAAAGCAGGGTTGAACAACAAAGGTTTAACCACTGTTCCCAACCCTACGTCCGCGTTACGTTCGATTAGGTTGATTGAGAATTCACGGCTATCTCTAATTTTGATTACCTCTGTGGAGGAACCCGAATCTGTACCTGTAATGTCTACGGTTGTTGATTGCCCTTGTAAACCAAATTCTTGTAAGCCAAAAATTGGAATCATCCCGGTTGTTGCTGCTGCTGTTGAGTTAGCGGCAATTGCAGTTCTTAGTGGAAAGATTGGTAATGGGCTGGCCGTGATACCTAACGTAGTAGTCGCGCTCACAATTACAAAGCTTCGCGCGGTAACACCAGATGGCGCCGTTGGGGAGAAAACTAAGACTTGTCCTGCTCTAACTACTGTTGCGGCAGTTGCAGCAGTGGCTTGCATAGTAGTGGCGCCTTCTGCTACTGCCGCAGATGAGGTTATTAATACAGTCGTCGGTGTTCTTGTTCCACGAGGCAAAATGTACCCCTGCATCGTGGTACCAATTAAAGAAAGTCCGCCAGTTGCAATATTAAAAACAGTCATTACTCGAATTCCTCTCTTTCGTAATTTAAATAAAAAGATATTTCTGGATGAAACCCGCGATAAACAGAATGTATTTCTCGCGAGCGTGAAAACCAATAGCGAAAAATTTTTAAAGCATTACCTAATTTAACTAGATTAGCTTCGTCCACTTCCTCTTGATTCGCAGTGACGAAAATTAAACTTATTTGCCATTCGTAGTTACTCGTTAATCCAATGCGTTGTTGATGGCGCCTGATTACACAATGCACACCTTGCCCAAATTCTGGCGCCATTGGTGGGTCAACACACAATGCTTTGCTTCCATCTTGAAAAGTACCAAGATAGGCGCCTATTTTTTGGTCGATGCTATTGCGTAAGTTCAGAACGTTATCAGTTGTTTGCATTTTAAATCAAATTAATTCCCAATTTTGGCTACTTAACAATTCGCCTGTATCTACAATGTTTCTTGGGCTATCTGCTATTTCTCCATTCCTCCTGTAAGTTTCTCTATCCCATTCCCATTTATCGGATTGAATACTAGTTTTAATATTGCTATGTAGTCTATTATTCAAATCAATAAATTCTTGTTTTATATTGGCGCCATTATTAACAGAAAAATCTGTCATAGCTACGCCATCTGATATGTAATCGCGTGGTGGCATTATTGAACCATCATCACGATAGGCGCCATTAACAACGATTGCACTATAAGAAGCATCGCTGTTATGCCTTGCCCTTAAGTCGGGAATTTTAGGAAAGTTTGTGGTTAACCGCATATTGAATCTTTATTAGAAAATAATGTGATTAAGATTGTGGATGCTTGAAGTCTTATTTCTGGCGCCACTTTATCATCGCTGGAAAGAGAAATATTCGTGTTAATGGCTGTCATCATGCCAGCGTCTATCAAAGTTTTGATTACTTCTTTCGACTCATGCCTTTTCTCTTGTTGCTCTTTCTCAATCTTTGTTTTAAATAGCGATAAAAAATCCAAGATTTTAACCTGCTCTGATTCTTGCAAATTATTAAAATCAAACATTATCTAACCTCAATAAACGAGCCTTTTATAAACGAACCACGCGCTGCTGTAAAAGCTGGTTCACGATGTTGGATTAATGCGTCTATTTCAAATTCTCCTTTTTTAATAGCACCAGACGCAGCATCTATTAATTCTGCTTTGTATCTTTGTTTATTGGATAACCAAACAGGCGCCAATTTAGGAGAAACGAAACGACCAAGCAGGAATTGAGATTTAACAACGGCACCATCTGGTGGAACTAAATTTCTAAAATCTCTATCTTCCCGAACCGATAACAAAATAATTTCTTCTTGATAAACTGGGCGCCTGTTCCCAACACTATCAGTGGTATAACTCCCTGTTGGTTGTTGGCAAATTAATTTTAGATTTGCTACTCCCATATGAGGAGAGGCGCCTATCATTGTTTGTTTTATCAGAGCGGAAATATTCATTATCTAAATGCGTAACTACGTGGTTGATATTTCTTAAAGAAATCCAGAAGAGAATTAATTTTGTTTTTGCCAGACGTTGCCGTTATTGACGATTCATTGGCACCAAAATAAGTTGTTTTATGCCCTTCGTCGTCAATTTCAAAACTCTTTACACCTTGAGATATTGACGGCATAGATAATTGGTTGGTCAGTTCAATCAAAGCGGATTTAATGGCGCCTGCTTCTGCCGAATTATCAGTAAAATCAATTCCCGCTGAATATTTGATTTTGATTTGAGGTTTAGTTCCTCTCATCCGTGGTGGTCGAATTGATGACACAGGAGCAAAGCTTTTTAATATTATTTCTCCTGTATCAGTATCTACCGTGTACTTATCCGGCGCCATTTCTACCCATTCAGCAGAGGCATACGTCAAATCGTAATAAGTTGGCGTCATACCTCTGTAGTAGACTTCTGAAACAGAAACCAATGGGTAAAAAGCAAGAGTAAAAGACGTAGATTGCAGTTCAAATATTTCTGTGTATTCCTTTATTTCTAACTGCCTATTGGCGCCATCAACACCCTGTGCCAGTATTTCTGCTACTCGTATTGAGGATTCGATAGCGTCGTAGTCTTCAGCGTTAGGAAAATCAGAAATAGATAAAATCATCGCAATCTAGGGCATTTTGAATAACTAACTGGACAAATGGGTGAACCATCCATGCCGGAACGGTTTTGTTCCCAGCATGTTTTGCAATAAGGAATAAAATTTCCCTCAAGATAAGCAATTAATGCCTCATTTTTGGGGAAAGTTTCTTCTGGCTCGGAAATATCAGGTGCCACTGATTCGGCAATATCTTGCATAATTTCTTCCAATTCTTCCAACTCCGTTTTAAACGCTTCTTCAGAATTATTGAAATCCTCTATTTTTAAATCAGCGGCTTCTTCCTTGGCTGTTTTCTTGGCTGCCATTTATACCGCTCTCCGTACAGTACGCAAGCGCCAGCATCTGGTTTGTTGTCCACTACCCAATGTTGAATCTAAATCCATTGGCGCCACACCTGTTCTTTCTGTCCAGATGTATGAGCTACCCATTTGGAATGGTGCCTCTTGTGAACGAACTTCTACAGGCAACGCGATTCCTCGACCAACACAACCTGGACCAAACGCAAACGAATCGTTAGTAACTTGGGCACCAACACCTGCTGCAAATGTTGTGTTTTGTACCGTTGCGGATGAACCAGCAGTACCAACACCAAAGCTGTTTCCTACGAACAAGTGGAAACCGTCAGGAGAGAAGCCGATATAATTGCTAACACGTCCAAAATCAAAACCTGATACTTGGCGCAACATATTAGTTACATTTTCCAACTGCTCCAAGCTAGGGATAGCCAGTAAATTGTCGTAAGATGCTTTTAATTGACCAGATGCAGTGGGATTAAGCGTTAGAACGTAACAACCGTCTGGGTAGGTGGGTACTTGGGCAGAATACATTGCCGAATACAGCGAGGTTAAAAACTGACGGTTCATAGTGGCACCATCACCAGCAGCCACATCCGTTGCAGTCGAAGTAACGGCGCCACCATCGTTATAAACAATCGTCGCCGCTTTTTCGTACTCGCTGCGGATTAATAATTCTTCAAACTGGTAGTAATTCCGCATTAAGCGAGATTCCAAAGCGTCCATTAAATCCACTAGCGATAATGCTTCGTGGAATTCAGGAATAAATACGGGACGTGTACCAATTGAAGTACCGCGACCAATACCCCATTGTTTACAGTCAATGGGTACAGTAGTCATTTCTAAATTTTGAGAATCTGAGCTAGTACCAATTGCTAAGGCTAATGGGTTGTAGGTTACTGTATCAGCGAGAATGTAATCAGCAAGAGTTGTTGGCGCCGGAAGTGGATTGAATCTTGGGACTAGAATATTTTTCCCTGGTGCCGAACTTGCATCAAATGCTGTAGTCGTAAACTGCCAAAATATATTTGATTGAGAATGAGTTTCTCTCATCAATGTAGAGAGAACGTCCAAAAATGCGTTTACAACACTACCACTGGCGCCAGTCGTTGGGCCTGCTGCGTTAGTAATTGCACTACCATTTAGAAAACCGTGTTTTTTAGCCCAAGATTCGGTATCCTTAATGATTTGAGAATCGCGCCAAGATAAACCCTTCGCACGTGCCTCTCTAAATGAACGCTGAATTAATTCTGAAGCGAATTTAGGCTCGCGTTGTGTAGCATAAATCATTCCAGTGGTGGGAGAGTAACCACTTACATTGGGATTGATTTTGCTTAAGTTTCTGTCGTTAAGAATGTTGATTAATTCTTCGGTTAAACCCTTTGGTGAATCATCGGGACGTGTTTGTGTATTCACCATTGGAAACTCTGTTACTCCTGATAACTTGCCGATATCAGCCAAGAGTTTTGCATCTGCTTGATATCTATTTTTCTCTGCTGCTGTCGTTTCTAACTCTGTGCGAGTTTGATTTAACTGTGTCAGTAAATCAGATACTTGGTTTTTTAAAGATGCATTTTCTTGAGAAATAGGCGCCAATGTATTTGCTATCATTTCTCGAACAGCATTCAAATCTACAGTTGTAGAAATACTGACAGGAGTATTAACAACAGGCGCCTCTTCTGGTTCTGCTTGTGTTGGTTCTGATGGCGCCACTGGTTCGGCAGAATTTATCACAGCAATCGAAGAAGCCAGCATTTCTTTTACACTTGGCGCCTCTATTGCTGTGTCACTATTTACTATTCGTCCTTCTTTTCTTGCTTGCGCTTTATCTTTGCTTATTTGTGAAAATAGAATTTCTTCTTTAAATATTTTTGACATATAAAACACGCATACTACCTTATAATTAAGTATGCAGTGTTAAACCTTCATTTTTAGTACTTAAGAAGAACATGCGTATTAAATCTAATACACTTTTTAGTTTAAATGCGTCCGAAGTTAGATTAATCCGTAGTCAGCTTGGGTTAAGTGTTCGACAAGCTGCCTATCTATCTGGTGTTTCTGTTGGTAGTTGGCAGCATTACGAGCGTAGGGGAATTAGCAACGGAGTAGTAGTAGAGAAAGTGCAGAATTGGGATAAAGAAAGGCGCCTGCTTGGTGGAAAATAGGTGCCTGTTTATGTGTGGTGATGTTTAATTGCCAAAACTGTAACCAGGTTAAACCCTTTGTTTGTAAAGGCTTTGTGCATTTTAGGTGTACTAAACTGTAACCGGGTCAACCAGTTCTTGTACTCGCGCACATTTACCAAGACAGCAGCCACGAACTTGTGCAAAGGGAAAAGTCATTACTTGATTAAAAACGCGCTTCTTTCATTGCTAAAAAAACTGTAACAAGGGAAAAGTTTTGCTGTGTAAAGGTTGCAGCGATTTTAAGAAGACAATTTGTAACATTGATTTTCTGTGTTCATGCGAAAGAAAAGGCGCCTACTTGGCGGAAAATAGGCGCCTGTTTATGTGGTGATGGAAGATTTTACATATCTAAGTCTAGATTCATCTGAAATCCGGTGCCATAGACATTTTGATATTGAACTAAAAAGCCAGATAACTTACCAGGTGAACAGCCACGCAAAAACGTCAGGAACGAATTCATTACTTGATTAAAGATTTTATTGCCGTCTTCTGTCAAGAATTGGTGGTTATAGAATGTTCTGGCTGAATTGCGCTCATCAAATATATCGTTTGCTTCTCCCGGAAACAACGAATAAAAGCATTCACGTGTGACTTGCGCGAATACTCCTGGTCGCCCCTTTTTGTTTGGCTTGATTTGAAATATTCGGTACAACTCAGCATAATAGCTAGGGAAGAAGTGAGTTTTGTATTCTACCGCTTCTTTTGTAAACAGTCGGTCTTGAATTAGTCGCTCATATTCACCAATAAATCGATTAACGCCAAATTGGCTATCCGCTAATAAATCAAGAGATGTCGAGCCTAGTGCCGATACTAATGTGATTGCTTCAAAATTCTTTTTACTTATTTGGTCAACCCAATAATCAAAAACCATCTGGGACAAATAACCCGTTATCTGTCCTCTAGAATTTTCTACAGCAAAAGTGCCGACATTGAAACCCTTATGTATCAAGGCTAGCGGGGACTTTGATTGCAAAAAGCGCCGGATTGAATACTCGTTTTTATTTACAGCACTGGTCGCACTAGTTCCCGAATATATGTATCTGCCTACGTGGTCTTTGTAACCAGGTAGTGCAAAAACTTCTATCTTCTTTTCACCTAAATCTATTTGTTTTCTAGGCAGTGGCGCCGTTTTCGACTCTTCAGCCCATTGCACGTATTGTTTGTAGTCAAAAGATGCGTTATTATTCTTGTCAGCCATAATCTTGTACTTACTCTACAAATGTGGTTAGCGTCCTTGTCCAAGGGATGCGAAAGGACAGGCGTTAACTGCCTGTCCTTTAACATATATTAGCGACACAAGACACAAAATGCAATACGAAATCAAAATTACAGAAGACAACAGCAGAGAGGTTGCAAGAAAACTGGCGCCATTAATCATCCAATTCCACTACACAGATAACGAAGGAAAGCGAACCGAATTAGTGGACGAAGCCAAGATGTTTTTATTTGAACACTTTGCAGAATTGGTTGCGAATGGCGCCATTGTCCCAAAAGAATAAAGAATTATTCTATATGGGTTCCAAGCTTTCCTTCCATCCGGCGTCTGGCAATTCTTGATTCTAGTGCTGCAATGCATTTCTCTAAGTGCTGTAATGCTATTTGATTTTCTTCGCAAGGAAATTTAGAATTTTGATAAAACATTAACTGACTTTTGCAGGCTTCAAGCACTTCTATTAAAAAGGCGCCGTTTCTACCTTTTTCTAGGCTTCCGCGTTGCCAAGATATACAGAAGCCTTCACCATATGCGGTACCTCCATCAGGTATGCAATCATCAGTCGTCCAATTGTGTGTTGAAATCATTATTAATTACCTCACTATTTCAGCATTCGGCAAATTCCCAGACGTGACAGCAGAAATTTCCACTGGGTCATACACTCCGGACATAACCACATAAGGCATTTCCATGTCTTCCGTACCATCCCACCAGCCATAACCTGGCAGTGAGTGGGGACAAATATATTTACCTTCTTCGTTCATATCGTACACCCCAACATCGAAGCCCTTCTCTTTTGTGCAAATAGGACACAAAAGACGCATTTTAGACACCAATCCCCCAGTAGAAACAAACTGTTGGCGCCTTTCTTCAACAGCACCAACAGCATCTGAGGAACGCGGAATTGCTACCCATGCATAATAGCACCAGTAGCCTTCATCATTTATTATTTCAGAATTGTGTTCGATTGAATCAGGAACTTGGCGAGTAGTTGGTGGCGCCTGCATTTCCTTTTTCAAATAACCATCAAACACAAAACCAATCGACGCATTTACATCATCCCAATCATGGTTGATTAAAAAAGACACACCATTTGTGCGCTCTGCCATATTCTGCAATACTGACACAGACCACTTACGTTTTGAACGGTTTACGATGTTATCGCTTGCACGAACTGGGAATACAAACCAATCATCGGCGCCTGTTGCTTTACTCAAATAGCTATTTATTTTTTGCAAGTGGGTGTCAGTTGGGGCGCCATGATAGAAGTCGGTTGAGCGAGAAACAGGCGCCAGTCTTTCTAGCACCTGTGACACTATTGCTTTTATTACTTCTTCGTTGATTTCTTGGATATTAGTTTTCACAATAAAATTTATATTTTGGGTTTTGCAGTTTATCGGCAAAGATAACCAGTTCGCGGAACCAGCTATCATAATTATCTTTTATTGTACTACTCTGACTACTGCGTTTAAGGTTGAGGCAAGCTGGTAAGTCTGGTTTATCAAAGTAGCTAACAGGTATTCCTTTTCTGTTGTCAATAGTTACCAACCTGCCTCTAATCCCTCCCATGATATCTTTTACAAAATGAGATTCGTATGGTCTTAAAAATTGGTTGTACTGAGTTTCGTTAAACCAAAAATAAGAAGTTGGCGCCTGTTTTAATCTTTCCCAGTATTCATCAACCACGCGCTTAAACAAAGCTCTATCAATCTCCTCACATTTATCATAAGCCCACTGGTTGCAAACAAAGGTTAGCATCCCATCGGCGCCGAAATTATCTTCTGCCCACTGACACAATCCAAAAGGATTTCTCAACCACGACATCGATGCTATCTCTTCTGTGTCAGTATATAAATATAGGTCTAAACTCATTGTTTCCTTCCTTCATTAACTAAACTATTAACACCATCCATGTTTCGCGGCGCCATCAACCAAATCAATAACTCCGTGTATCCTCTCGACCGCTTGGACTGGCGCCTGCCATTTGTCATATTCCCGCAATCCCTGAATCCCCTTTAGTTCACGTAAGTCGATGCACTCATCATTCTGTAAACGTTCGTACAATCTTTCTAAGTAAAGTTTGACAAACGATTCGTTGTGATATTTATTCAATGCGTCAGCTATGTAATTCTCTATCAATCCAACATCAACTAAGTTCATACGTACTACAAATGATACATTGAAGTTCGGGATTGATTGTACACGAGATTTTGTGATTGCGGGGAATCGGGAAACAAAAAAAGGCGCCTGTTTTTGGAGATAGGCGCCAGACTATGTGTGTTGTGGTGATAGAAAATTAAACTATGAAGCGAAATCCCATAGGTCGAATATTTCTAATTGCGTTGGTTGCCCGTACTTCTTGTTCCATTTCTTCTCGAACTCAACACGAGAGTCACATAGCTCAACGAGGCGCCATAAATGCGTAGCAAAATCAGATAATCTGTCACGTGTTGATTGACTTAGGTTTTGATGGATACGGAATTTACGAGTTGTACGAGTGGTGCCATTCCTTGATGTAACCTTGACTAGTGGGTTATGTTTTTCTAACTCTGCTTTTTCTTCTGGGGTAAAGAATGAGTAGCAATACCACCACCAAAACTTGGAACTATCGAAACCATACCAAGATTGGATTTTGTTGCATAAATCTGGTTCGTACATCCTTTCCCAAGGACATGGTGTTTCCATGATGCGACTGATTCTAGTACGCGCTGCTTGAGATGATTGATATTTGTCAGGCAACCACCCTGTTTTGCCTTGTATAAAAGACTCTGCGCCAATTCGTGCAAAAGAGCGAAACACGGTAAGTGCTTCTTTGGTTTTACGCTTGGCATCATGTGCATAGTAATCAGCGAAACATGCCCAAACATTTGAGTTATATATTTTTGCGTTTTTGTACTTTGCCTGTAAGTGAAATACATTACCCCATAAAGGTTTGAGCGAATCTGGTAGGTCGTTGCCTGTAGCTGATTTTCTTACTAAGGCTACGAGTGTTGATATGGATTGCTGGGTAATATTTAAACTTCTTGCCATCCCAGAGGTGCTTAATCCACTTTCGCCAGTCGCTGCAACAGTAAAGTATTCAACACCGTTTTCTTTTGTGTGCAAAATGCTAGAATCTTGATTAGCCATATTTTTGTACTGATTCTACAAATGTGGTCAACATCCTTTCTCAAGGGATGTGGGGACAGGTTAATTGCCTGTCCTTTTAAATAATATAGCAACGCGACACAAAATACACAAAATCTTTACAATATTGTGGGCCAAGTGTATATCTGTACATTACAAGAGTTTCGGGCAAATAAACCCCCCTTTCATGGGCCAAGTACAAAGGACTGGCGCCTATCATAAAATAATAGAATGCCTTTAAAACTCCCACCCCTCACAAAAACCGTAAAAGAGCAAATCAATTCAGCACAGACATTCGGGACTGTGATGAATCCTTATTGCATTCCAGAGAGATACGAAGAATTTCTGCGTACACATTGCCGTATCCGTTCAGGGAACAAAGTAATTCCATTCTTGCCCTACGAATACCAAGTAGTAATCTCTGATTTAATTGATAAACACAGGGGTATTATCGCTGTAAAAACGCGGCAGATGGGATTTACAGAATGCATTGGCGCCAAATTTTTACACAAAGCACTACTCAATCCAGGTTATGCAGCTGTAGTTCTCTCGATGGGGCAGGATGAATCATCAAACGTATCGGTTCGTATTCAAAACATGCCATCTAAAGTCAATGGCTTGAAATGGCTAACAAAGTCAAAGACACAAATTCAACCAGAGGGGTGCGGTAAGGTCTGGTTTCGTCCTAGTACCGACAACGCAGCACGGTCGCTAGAATCTGTATCGGATATTTTTATTGATGAACACGGGTTCATAGAAAATGCAGAGGAATTATACGCAAGTGCGGCGCCTACTCAGGAGGCAGTAGGAGATGAAGCACGAACCATAATTGCTTCCACCATTCCAGAAAGTGGGGAATTATCAACTTTTTGGCAAATGTTCGACGCGGATAATGGTGACAGGAATGCACGAGAAATATTAGAGAAAGTAAGAAGTGGCGCCGAGGAACCGCTAACTTGGTGGGTAGATGATTCAGGATGGGTAAAATTAATTCTCCACTGGAAATCAAATCCTGTTTATTCAATAATTCCTGATTATTTAGCCAAAACCAAACGAGAAAAGAAATTAACAGAAGATAAATTACAACGCGAATATAATCTAGGAATACCAGCGAGTGGTGGTAGGTTATTTGTTGAAAACGTGATTAGAAATGCATTGAGGGGTGAATGGCAGGCGCCACGACCAAATAGAATTTATATTGCAGGAATTGACCCCAATTTTGGCGGTAGCGATTTTTTCTGTACTCAAATATTTGATGTAACAGAGAAGCCGTATCAATTAGTAGCTGAATATCACGAAAACAATCGTGCTGTTACTTATTCTCTGCAACGAACAAATTCTTTGCTGCTTAGTTACAACCCTGTTGCAATAGCCATTGAATCAAATAGTGGTGGCGCCGTTATTGCAGAAAAACTTACTAAATTCAATGTACAAACTGTAAACACCACCAAAACTAATAAAATTGCTAACACTGATAGATTAGCAATTTTATTAGAGGAAAGTAATTTAGTTTATCCCGTTGGATGGACTGGCGCCAGTGAAATGAGGAATTTCTCGCTTAAAAACAGAGAGGCGATTACAGGACATGATGACCAAGTAATGAGTGGCGCCATTGCTTTTACTTTGATTGACGAAATTGAGGAGAAATATCAACCAAGTGGTGCCGGATTTGGTTTTAGCGGAGAAAAGAGGCGCCGTTAAACCCTTCGAGGTATTCTTGTTTTGTAAGGGTGATTACTTGGTAAATATTCTACTCCTTGCCATTTCCAGTTTAAATAACCTGTTAACTTTTCTTTCTCTGTAGCCGTTAATAGTCTACTGTAGAAAATAATTTCGTTTATATATCCGTCAAAAAAACCTGTCGAGGTTTCCAGTCTCCCAATAAACATATCGACGGACGTATTAGGATTACTTACTCCAGGGGAAGCACTAGCGAAAGCATTACCATTAATAAAAGCATTCCTATTTGTTGCGTTTCTTTCTATTACATAAGAAATTGATATATTTGTAGGTGGAGCAGCAGTTCCAATGTTATATCGATTAGAGCCTCCCCCCCAATCAAAAAACAGAGTAAAAGGAGATGCAGCAGCTTTAGCTAAAACTACACCACTTGTAGAAGCTGGTCTTTTACAGAAAATGGTTCTAGTAAAATCATTTTTTGTAAAAAAAACGGAAGTAGCTACTGTGAAAAACTCGGTGAAAAATAATGAAGAAAACAATGCATTGTTTATACTCAAAAAACTAGTTGCTCCGTTAAATAACAAAGAATTTCTAGAATTCAAAAAAGTCAATATCTGAGGTCTTGCGTTAACAGTTGATTGTGTCGCATGTCTACCATTCCCCGATTTGTCTCTCCACTCGCTACAAAAACCAGAAACATCAGTAATAGTAGATAAATCGTTAGCATCTAGCCATAGAACACAATTACTAATATCTGATGGTGAAAATAATTTAGCTTCTGGGTAGTAAAGCATTTAAAAGAAATCTCCAAATAATAGCCAATTATTAGCAGAAATTAATTTCAAAATGCCTATTGCTCCCTTTCCTGCCAACTGATGACTGGCGCCACCAAATCTTGTAATAGTAACACCTGAACCCACAACAATGGTTACAAGATTATCTGAATTATGGGCAACGTATAATTCGGTACTCTGGCGCCAATTATCCGTATTCAAAGTAAGTGTAATTGCACTACTGCCAGTAGTCACTAAAAACAATCCTACGTCGGTTAGGGTAAAATTCCTAGAAGCACTAACAACTGAAACCGTCGTTAGTGACGGCAATATAGTTAACGAATTTTCTAAAAACCTTAAATAGGTCATTCAAATTAGGCGCCTATTACTATGGGGTCGTTATATTCAAAATTTAAACCAGTCGCAGAAATTGCAACGCCCAAACTTTGGTTGATATGAGTAGCAGTTGTTGGCGCCGTTGTAGTAGCCGTCCCATTAGTACCTAGAAAATATCTAGTACCAGGAGTTAACCCGCTCAACCCAGTGTTAACACCTTGCAGAACAACCGTTGCATTCTGTCCACTAGTTACAGCGGTTAACACAAAACCCATCGCTGCACGAGCGTTATCTGCTGCCGCTTTTCTAACTCTGCGCGTGCCAGTATCATTCCAAATATTAACGAAGTCGCCAGCTGATAGCGTTTCTGAAGCAGAAATGGTTTCTGTTGCGGCGCCAATTCCTGAAGGCATCACCGAATTATCTAACCTACCATCGGAGCCAGTTGCCACAATCTTGTTTGCGTCAGAAACACCAGTGGATGCACTGATTGCAGTTACAAAATTGATAACACCATTTACCAATGTTAAAAATCTATTAGTACTCATAAAATAATACTTTCTCCAAAATTAATAATAATTTTTTGATTAGATACAGGCGCCGCAACTTGACGAATAAACAACAATCCACTAGTGTTTTGTGTCAGTATTCCATTTGCGCCTAAAAAGATAGGTGAGCTAGTGTTCCAGTTCCAAGTGGAATCAGAAACAGTACCTTGTAAAACAGTGGTAAAACTGGCACCAAGATTGACCGCGCTTTCTAAAAATCCCAAAGCAATAGAAACATCTGAAATATTACTGGCACTCGCTAATTGCAAAGAATTTAAATTAATAATTCGTAGCGCTGATAAGTTAACTGGCGCCACGAATGTATCACTAATTATTTTCTTTACATTTCCCGCAGTTACTCCAGCTACCGCGTCGTCTACATAATCAATTATTGATTGTGGGTACGATTCAACAGGCGCCGAACCAGCCCTCAAAACACTTAACTCAATCGGGCTACCATCACCTAGTGGTAAAGAAAAATCAAATCTATCTCGTCCTACTAAACATTCGTAATTTGAGATTTTGTCGCCTTCTTCATTTACCCATAATCTACACCCTGGCGTTTGGTTGCCATTTGAGTCAACAGTTACTATGTCGCCTATCGAATTAGTAGAACAGCTTAATGTATCTGGCGGGTATTGAATGTTCGTTGTATAGCTTCCAATTTTGCGCCGGAATATCACCGGAGTATTTACCCACGGCGTGTCATTTGTTCGATAGACTTTTCCGACCAACAGGCGCCAAGCCATACCATATAATCAAAAGTACTAGATATATAGTACACCAAAATATGACAACTTATATTACTAAGGACGCAAATAATACAAGCGTCGAGTTTGACTTTGATGGAGACGGTACAACCTCTACACCTTTTATTCCTCGGTCAAGAAGTTTACTTGGCGCCACAAATGAAACGGCGCCTACTGGTTTTACAGGAACATCTGGAATAAACGGATTATTACGTGCTTTGTGGACAGCGTTCGGGACACAAGCAGAGGCGTCTAGCTCGACTGGTTCATTAATGGCTCGAATTAGATTATTACTTACAGATACAGTAGGCGCCGTTGCCGACGCTGCTAGCGCTACTGGTTCACTAATGGCTCGTCAAAGATTAGTCGCACAAGCCTATTCTTCCCCAAATATTTTTGTTAGATGGGGCACCAGCAATACTGACACAGTTAGTGGTACACCTGCGAAAGTTACCAAAATATATGTTTACAATAAATCGTCCAATATTAGATATTTACAATTATTTAATCGAGCAACAAATCCGACGACGGGAACTGTACCATTAAGTAGCCATGTGTTGGCGCCTAATGAAAAATACAATCTTGCGGTATCTGACTTTGGTAGCAACGATGGCTTAAGTTTTTCTACTGGTTTGGCGTGGGGGTTTTCTACGACCGAAGCAACCTTTACAGCAGGCGCCAGTGCTGATGTGTCTACAGAAATATTATGGAGGAGTTTATAAGATGGATTTATTTGATACAGATTTTTTTGAAAACCAATACAGTGTGGTTTTTGAATTGAACGGGGAACAAAAATCAGAGCGATTAACGGCACCAGTTTTTACCTTAAATTCCTCCTACGAACGCCGTGTAATATTTAAGTCTACTTCTGCATTTTGGAGATTTTTTCAAACAATGGCGCCAGAGACAAAAGAATTATCTAATTTAGAACTTGAGGCAATAGAAACTAGTGTTGGTGATATTGGATTTATTGGCGCCGTGAAATTGTAAAAAGAAAACCACGCTGGTTTAATAGCGTGGTTATTTTGTTTAAATTTAAAGCAAGATTTATTCGTCAAAATCAACGCAACTACATTGCCTGTATTTTTGTTCTAATAATGTTGCTTCTAGAGGAGTGAGTTCTCCTAGGCTTTGCCATCTAACGTTCCTGCCTAGCCCTTTAATTGAAGTTCCTGGCTGAAAATGTATTCCCATTTCGTTCGTTCGCTCTATCAAATTTCCACGTTCTCTCATCTCTTCTGGTAAAGCCAAAATCTCTGATGGTGTTCTATTTGGGCAGAAAAAACAACTGCTTTTGGGGGGAAGTCTTAACCCTTCAGATTGAATAAGGAAATTGCACGCTAATTGGTTAATACCGTATTTAATCAAAGGGTATTCGTAAATATAATGCTCATCCTCCAGCATCAATTGTTTTGATTTCTTATTGACGGCGCGTGACCATTCACCAGCGTGATAGCCAATAAACTTTCTAACTTTTTGTCCATCAGCAAAAAGCCCTTGTTCTTTTGCAAAACGGTCTTGTGGTTCTATCTTCCACTGGCGACTACAGGCTTTTTTGTTGTATGCCATTGATGGCAGCGTTTGTGTTATTAGGCAGCTTTCTTCTAATGTTTTAGGAGTGGCGCCTGTTACCCCGACCCACCAAATGACATAGGTCAATACTTCCACTGAATCGCAAAATAGTAAAGCCTTAAATGTCTTCTTTGCACTTGCGTAAGTCTTGCGTTTTTCGCTTGTATTTCCGTAGCTAGCGCGAACAACATGCGGCTTGGGCATATCGTTTTTGACTAGCCATTCTTGAAAATATTCTAAATACTCGTAGGTTTCGTAAGACTCTCCACCAGTGTCTGCAAATAAAATATAATCAGGACGAATGCCAAGTTTTTTGCAAAGAATTAACATTGCGGTAGAGTTTGTACCCACTCCCCACGAAACTATTAGTTTTTGTTCAGGATTGCCAGCGTGGTTTTTGATTATTTCTACAGGATTTGTAATTGCCTGCGGTTCACTAAATAAGTCTAATTGGTAATTCATGTTTTTGTGTTGTGGTTGTTGGCGCCTGTTTTTAATTATTGGCGCCTGTTTTTCTGCAAATTTCGGATATCGGAAAACCGATATCACTTAAAAGTCCTTCTAGACAAGCTTGTTCAATTGCGCTAGCCGTTCGTTAATAGCATCAATGCAAAAACGGTTTAGCGATTTACCCTCTAGTCCAGCCATTTCTTGCATTGCCTGTAGTGTGTCAGTATTTACTCGTAAAGTAATCTTGTTTGCTTTGCGGTTTTCGTCATAAATACGCTGACGCTCTTTTTTCATTTCAGGTGTTAACATCCTTCGATACCTCCAAAAAATGATTTAATAGCACAATCAAGCTGTTCTGTTACCCGATAAATCCAAATCTTTTGATTAGTACCATTGCACAACCGCTCTTCCTTCGTTCTTTCTATTTCTGGGTAATTCTTAGAAACAAATGCACCCAACCTGGAACGTAAGGATAAATTGGCGCCAACTCGACCGAATCCCAACTGCTCCGCTCGTTCCGCCACGCCACACCAAACGTCACCATTCAACTTAGGCAAAACAGGCGCCACTCCTAGCAGATTTAATGCGTAGTCATGCATACCTTGCTTAATTCGAGGGTTGTTTAAATCAACGCCTATCTTTTCTAGGCAAGAAACAGCCATGCTGATTCGTTCCTCTGGCGTAACAGCAAATTTGACTTGTTCTTTTACCTTTTCTTCAGTAGCAGATACCTTGTAGCCAGCCATGCCATAAATAAATACAGAGGCGCCAGCTTTTCCCATTCGCTTGCATAAATCTTTTGCCCTTAATCGTTTTTCATGTCCACGTGCTTCGTAAGAAAAATAGAATAAAATTTCATGACACGCATTTGCTGGGATAGCTTCAATGCAGCGTCCTGCGGTTGGATTTTCGATTGTCGTTATATCGCTCAAATTCAATCCCATCATAGCTTTTGGGCATTTATCACCTTGACCCGTTATGTTCGCTATAGCTGGCTGAGATACTTCGCACATCCACGCCAATGCAGTCTGCGACGCAAACGCAGCCCCATTTTTTTTGCGAACTAACCACAAACCTTCATTTTCGTCTTGCTTTAAGCAAAATTCGGAATAAGGTACAATACTCATGTTGATTACCGGATAATTTTCAACAGAAAGACAGGCGCCTATTACTCGCCTGTCTTTCTCATATATTAGCTCGGACTGTCCATTGTGTCAAGTGACTCCTACAATTGGCGACACAAGCAATAACGAGTTTTGCCGGGTTCTGAATGAACCTCGCAATGTACTAGCAAAATGAAGAATGGCGCAACACACGCTGGCGCCTATCTTCCCCAACTGCAATTCTGTCCCGCCAATATCCACCTAATCTAGAAACCTGAGACAGATGACCAAATCCAGGTTGATGCAAAATCAATCCGCGTTGAGCGTCAACCACTACAGCCAAATGATTTGCATTCTCTCCCCCATTCAAAGCGATTTCTAAAATATCGTTATCTCGGATATCGTCTACTACGATAAAACCGTGCTTTTCTGCAATCCACGGTGTCCGCCAGTCAGGCGCCGGAAATCCTTGTAACGGTGGTCTATCAAAATTACCAATTTCTATTCCGTGCATTCCTAAAAAATAACAGCGAACCGTTTCAAAACAATCAGAACGCCCCCACAACAAATCATTTGATTGCCATCCTTCGTAGAATTTTATATTTCTGGCGCCAACTTTTACATTAGGAATCAAAACTTGATGAGAAACACAACGGGACAAGGGGAAAGGATTAAAATTATTTGGCTCATAATAATCAACAGCGTTCGTCACAATATGCACCATAAGAATTGGCACCTGAATCTTCCGTGACAGCGCAACATCTGAAGGGGTAAGCAAATCTGGGTGTGTGTCACGGCAATGGGTGTGCCAGATAAAATCTATCTTTCCAAAATAGGCGCCTATCTCAGATGCATTAATCTGGAAATCATCATGCGGATTATCAGCGATATTCTGTGTCACTATGAATTTATCGTCAGACACAATACCGCATACTTCTTTTTTGTGATTATGGCGCCCAGATTCTTGAAAAATGGCGCCAATATAGTCATCAATCTGTGTCAGTATCATTTATTTGTATACCTGATTAAAAGTTGCTTCAAATATCCATAAATTCCTTTCACATGTCCATCGGTGTTCGGAACAGGAATAAATGGCGCCATCAAAAATAAATGGTTTGCCCGCCAACCCGTCAAAATAATTACCAATTGTTTCGTATTCGGAGTAGCTATATACAAACGATTTTATTTGGTAAGTGTGAGAAACAATATTGGTTTGATTAGCGGCGCCTCGTTCGATGATTCCAGATTGTTGCTGCTTGATTATATTGGTGCCGTAATTTTTGGGCAACGACCACGTTAGTCGTAGTGTAAATGGTAGTACAGCAGGAGTATAAGGCATAAAAAAGCCTGTGGGGTGCAACCACAGGATGAAGGAGTTTAGTTAAGTTTAGAACCGCCGAAAGTAAAACGTGATACCCGAATTAAACTGCTGCGGGAATAGCTGCTGCTGCTTCTGCCACTGCTGCTTCGAGTTCAGCTTTCAATGACGCAAGACCAGCGTTCGCTGTTTCATTAGTGGCGCCAATGTTTTCGAGTTCTGCCACTTTCTCGTTTACTTGTGCTGTTAATTCTTCAATCTTTGCTGTGTCCTCTGCCTTTGAAGCAACGATTTGACGAATCAAATTCAACAAGGTTTGCACAACGCCGATAATCTCTTGGAACTGAGCAACGTCTAATGGTGTAGCCATAATTTTATATCCTAAGTTTCCGGAAACTGAATACCTACATACTACTACTTATTTTTACGACGTGGTACAAATGCATTGTTAAATTCTGGTTAAACTGGCGCCTGTTATTTTCGCTTTTAAGGCGCCTGTTTTTTCTCCCGCGATAAAACATAGACGCGACCATATCCAATCGCTTTATTCCCCTTTCTACCCACCGCATTTTATTTCCCTCAATCCAAGATACTGGCGCCATTCCTAATCCTTTCATCACTTTATGGTTATTGCGTTTATTCGAGATTGCCGAACGACCCGGCGCCTCTTTCTTTTTCTTGTAACTGGCTTGGTTACTACTAGGTGTGATGTATCTGGTTCAGTGGTGGCTAGTTTTGATTTAATGGCGCCTATTCCTCCCCATCTCTTTTTCCGGTTTGGGGGATATAGGGGGATTTAATTCTTTTATTTTTTATATTGTTTTTCTTATTATTGTTTTTCTTATATATAGATACGGGGTGCGGGTCATCCGGCGACGGGTCATCCGGCGACGGATAACCCACCGGTGGATGACCCACCCCTGGAGTAAGTGAGCAAGATGAATTGATTTATACTTGTAGATACGTAGATAGAAGAGAATAGGCGATTGCTTGCTAGAAATGACATGCTTGTATGTCAGAAGTGGCATTCTTTCAACCACGCGGTTTTTGGCATTTAAGTTCGTATTGGTTGATTAAAGATGACCTGGTTCGCTGAGAGAACCAGGTAGCAACAAGTCAGGTACATAGATTGTGGTATTTTATACTCGTAGATACGTAGACAAAGAAAAGGCGCCTATCGTGCAAGAGTAGGCGCCAATGATTTGAGAGATATTTTGTATTAGTGGTTATCCAACGTGTTTTGCTGCGTAGATTCTAAATTTTTCTTTGAAGTCTAGCAGCTGTGGAGGTGTGAGAAGTTTACGAGATTGGACACCGTATGCTTGAAAAAGAAATTGTCTTGCGTCTTGTGGGTCAATCTGTTTCGTTTTCATTATGTGGTCAATTTCTTGGTTGACTAGTTCGACATCGATGCTGCTGTTAAATTCTATGTCAGGTGCCTGTTTTTCAAAAACGTCTGCTGGTTCATCGCGTTGCCCAAGTTTTTGTTGAACGGTAGCGATTATGCTAGCCCAATCAGCGTTGTTATTCCACTCTGCTTTAATTCGTTGCTCAGTCAGTCCATCATAAAGCCGACAGAATACAACATTTTCTTTACCAGGTGCCACCGAGATAATCAACGGGTTGGAAAAATCTTGCACTTGAGAAGCGCAAAGCAAGAATGTTTTTGCAAAATTGGTTTCGATGCCAGTACGAATAACGTAGGGCTTGTCAGCTTGAACTACGATATCAAGCTTCATGTTTTCTTTGCCCTTGAAAGTCTTGCTGGTTAGTTTTAGCGCAATTAAGTTTCCAGCTAATCCACGCTCTTGAACAGGAATCGTTGTTTCTGTTTCGATTATGTATCTGTGCCATAGGTAGGCGCCAAGGTTTGCATCTTCTCCACTCTTGACATATAGATAAATAAGTTCTGGTGGGTTGCAAAGTCCTAACTTAATCATTGTCGTGTCTCCTAAATAAATAATTTGTAAAGAGAAATCTGTTTGCGGGTGAGTTTGGCTGTAGTGGCGCCATTATCTACAGTGTAGTAAGTAGCTGAGTAATCAGGATATTTTGGATTTGGCTCTATGGCGATTCGCTTGATTACCCGCGTCTGATTATTTTGGTCTAAGATTATGGCGCCAGTCCAGAGGTATTTATTTTCTATGGGAATAAGATTTTTTCCAATCATTGCACTTCCAATTTTTGTGGTGACTTGTAATCCCTTCGATTGTTTTTCTCATCATTCTGTAATTTAAATTGTTTTCCTTGCAGAAAACTATTAAATTAGAAACTTTATGAATTTGGTTGTCAGGCGCCTGTAATAAATACTTGTATTCGGTTTTTGCATTTTTGTGACTATATTTGATTACAGTGGATACCGCTACATGTAGGTGTTGTGCGATTTCGATTCTATGCTTACCCTCATTCGCCATCGCATTTATTTTTTGAATAATCCACTCATCAATTTTTGCTTTGCCTCGTTTGGCGGATAACACATACTCAACTTTTTGGAGTGGGATGTTTAGATAATCTGCAATTTCTTGAAAGGTTAGATTGTTTCGGTGTAGTCGCTTGATTTTAAGCTTGATGTCTCTTTTCATGTGTTAGATAGGCGCCAATAATAGGCGCCAGATACAGTATTATTTGCGAAACATTACAGTTATTTCATAACCAAGAGATTGTAGTTTGTCTACTAGTGGTTGTAAGTCAGATGGTGCAATTTTCTTACTGAGTTTGACGTTATCATCAACTACTGGTAAATCGAATTTAAAGCCACAGAACCACATCCAGCCATTATCTATGTGAATTCGTAGACCAAGACCAATTGATTTTAAATATTCTTGATATTGGTAGTCAGAATCATCATTGGTGCCATAGCCTGTAAATTCGTAATCACCATTTTCGTAGTTGTATGCGTTTTCTTTTGTCGCTGACATAGCGTTTCACCTTTTGTATGAGTCGTTGATTCTGCTTTCTTCTGTTTCTACGCCTAGGATGCGCTTAAGCCAGGATTTGATTTGATGTAGTTTTTGTTTCATGGTTATCTAGTTCCAGAACCGTGGTCGGTATCTGTCCCACTGCAATCAGGAGGACAGAATTGACCAGGTGTGCATTGTTTGGGGTCAGGTGGTTTACAGTTGGGGTCTTTGCTTGCAACCACTATATATTTGTCAATTTTAAATCCTCCACTTTCTGAGCCATTTCTACATTTTGGTGGCTTGATGCTTCCGTCACTTGGACACCACGGAAGAGTGGGAACACCTGGAAGAGCAACTTTAAATCGCGTACCACCTCCAGTACAACTTCTGTTTTTACATTGGGGGCGCGGATTATTTGGTGGTGGCTCAAAGCTAAATCTTCTTCCTTGTCCTCTGAATGGCGCCCCTTTTCCCGCGCACCCGTCGGGGTCTTTACGTGGGTCACATCCTTCGTCTTTTTTCTCTAGGATGATTTGAACTAAAACAGGCGCCGGAATTTCTAAAAACATTTTAACTAACTAGCAAGTGTGAAACAAATTGCTTGCCTTACAAGGTAGAGGTTATCTACCTTGTAAGACCTGCGATTATTTACGGTTTCGATAAAACACTTTCGATTATCACCAATCTACTAATCAATTCTTGGCACGATTTATGACGAAGTGGAATCGAAGTAGTAGAGCTTGATGGCATCGCCCACCATCCATCACTATTGGCGCCTACTATTCCAATCATCTTGTTGTCTACAGTGGTAACGACCCAAACATCTGTAGCTGTTTTGGAATCATGAGCAACTACTTGGTTTTCGTCGCAAGCTTTTGCAATTGTTTCAACTGGCGCCTCTGCTACTGGTAGCACTCCATTTTTTAAATGCCAGTTTACCCAAGCAACACATTTCATTTCTGTATTAGCAGTGTGGTAAACCTTGTCACCAATTCGAACTTGGTAAGGTTGTGTGTCACCATCGCGTGACCAGTCATACTCTACTACTGCTACTACTTGGTCGTTGACTCTGCATTCTAATTGTTGGTCGCCTAATTGAACTAATTCTGCTAACATGTTAATTGCCTCTTTAAGTCGTTCGTGGTTTTTAGTGGCGCCACCCTGTGCAGCCTGAGAAACTAGCAGGGTGGTTTTGCCTTGACTCTTTTATAATAGCCGTGGTACCGTGGAGATGTCAATAGGTTGAACGATAAAAATGAAAAGAAATTCTGACGGTACATTTTCGGATAGAGGAAAAGGTGGAAGGTATCAAGTAGCAGTGAGACTCAGGGAACCATACGCATCTTTTGTAGCTAATCAAGAAATTGGCGCCACTGAATTTGTACGCGCGCTTATAATTAAAGCGTATGAAGAAAGTAGATAAACTGTGTCAGTATTTATATAGATACAGAAACACCCACTTAGATTAACTAAGTGGGTGTTTTAGTTTGGATTGGCGCCTGTTTATTCGTTGACCGGGTATAGGTAGTGGCTATACCCGTATTGGATATCTATTTATTCACCAAGTAGTAATTGTCGATGGTCAGAGATTAGGAGGTTGATTACTTCCTGTACATTTTCTTCGGGCACATAATCACAAAGTTGGCGCCTGGGAATTTGGCCAATTAAATGTCCGTTTCCTGATTTGTGCCTTTAGTTCCTCTATTCTTTGGTTGGCTTTGTTTAGTAAAAACTCTTCAACTTGCGTCCGGATGTAGTAGTTAACATATTGCCCATCTATCTTTATCTGACTCTTTTGCTTGGACATGGTAGAAACAACTTCGTCGGAAACGGAGACAAATTGAACATTGTGCGGCAGTGGTACTGATAAACTAGGTGCCACTGCTATCCCTTGATTGCAGTGATACTGCCGCATATAGCGTTGAAGCTGTTTCAGCGCTATATCGTCAAACGGATGCTCTTTTATCTCAACTGGTACGTACTGCGAATTAATTGTTAACCAGAAATCAGGTACGTGTTTAACATTGTTTTTTCTGACCGCTAATTCCGAGCCGGGTATCAACGCTTGATAATTTGCTTTAAAGAACTCGTGATAATACGGCTCAGAGTGCCAAAACCAAAAAGCTTCATGTACTTGTTTCCCTACCAACAAAAACAAATTGGCGTATCGATTTTTGGGGTCTAGCGGGAACATTGCTGATGCCCATTGCAAGAAAGCGGCATCTCTGCTTGCATAAAAATACTCTTTTGAGTGTGCTATAGACGCAGCTAATTCCAGTAAATACAGATAAGCAAGCTCATTACTTGGAAGCAAAGCAAAACTTTTTTCGTCAAAGCCTATACCTCTGAAATACTCACGCGCCATCCCAATCTCTGCTTTGCTATCACCTAAGTGTTCAATGTTACCGAAAATTGATTCCGAAAAGGCGCCTTTTTTTGTTAAACTAGTCATGTGCAAAATCTCCGAAGAATGTTTTGTACTACCCCTGGATGTTGACGCATCGCGAGGGGTCTATTTAATGACTATATCATAATTTGTTTCATGTGGCGCCAGTAAAACAATAACCTTGACACACAGGCGCATAATAGAGAGTAAATCCTGGGATAAAGATTATGACAAGTGGACTTACAAGGCAAGAAACTATTGCGGTAACTGGTGTAAATTCAAGCCGACTGAGCTATATGGATGCAACTATGCTTGTATCTCCCGAAAAGATTGGTAATCCTAAACGACCAAATATTGTTTATTCTTGGGAAAAGATTATACAAATCAAATTAGTAGATAAATTGAGAGGGAGAATTACGTTGCAAGAGATTCGCAAAGTACTTCCATTCATCGAAGAAAGAAGTCAGTCACCATTGTTTTTTGATTACAAGCTGGCATTTATTAGCGGAGAGTTACATTTTATTGAAAATTGGCAAGATTTCGGAACGATAGTACTGGATGCGTCAAGAAAGAATAAAGGACGAGTAGTCGTTCACGAAATAGTATCAATAAAAGAAGTTGTCGCGGAGCTATTGGCGAAAAAAGACGGGATACTAGATTTTGACAAACGAATTAAGGGCACGCTCTTAGAAAGTCAGGCGCCTAGTACAATAGAAGTTATTTAGTACTAGCGTTTTATGTTAAATCGGTTAAGAAGGTTGCTGCGTAGTTTTCGGTTTAGAGATGGCGCCATTCAAGGTAGTCCATATCCAATTGGTTATGGTGTATCTCGGAATTTGGCACGGCGGGATTTAGATGTTCCAGAAATGCCAGTCCGCTTTGTAGAAGATAACCGAGAAATCACGCAAAGGCTATTGGAGATATTTCACTATTCAAAAGAAGCAAGCAAAGCAATTGAATTAATGGCTTTAGATTGTTTTCAGTCACAAGATGGTGGTAGTGGCAGCTGGTCAGTGGCGCCAGAATTGCCAGATGGTACAAAAACTAATCCTGATATTTTGGTAATAGCCAGTGATTTGGCGAGCAGAAGAGATGGTGACGAAAACGTAATTGGCGCCGATATCCTAGAAAACACTGTACTAGAAACATTATTTTTTGGTGATTCATTCTTTCAACTTGGTATAGAGAAAGAGGGAATAAGCTCTGGCGATTGGGGCATTAAATCATCAATTTATATGCCCACCTTGTCGATGTTCGTGAAACGTACAGAAACAGGTTTTCTAGAGGGATATTATCAAAAATCAGTCGGCGGAACATCACAAATAGATTTTCATCCTTTTAAAATTATCCAATTCTCTTACTTAAGAAAAAAAGGAACTAGATACGGTAGAAGCTATTTAAAAAAATCGCAAGCAATTACTGATTGGGATAACGTGAGAGATGCCGAATATGCTTTATCAAAAGTAGCGCTCGAAGCAGGTGTGGCGCCTTGGTTGCATATAATGGCGCCTGGTAAAACACAACAAGATTTACAGGACTACGAACGGCGCCATCAAGCAGCATTGAACAGTGGATTAATACTGACACACCTTTACCTGGATAACGCAGCAGAAATAAAAAAAGCAGCGAGCGAAAATAATGCAATTAAACCGTTGGCTGATTATTTATTGGATTGTAGGCGCCGAATGATTCCTGCTGGTTTCCCTGCTTGGATATTTACAGAATTAGGTTATCAAGGAACTGCTGGCAATGATTTGAACGGTCAACCAGCTATGACGTATTCAAGATTAGTAGGCGCCACTCGTTCGATGATTGGTCAAGGAATCAAGAAAGCAATAACCATAGAGTTGCTATTGAGAAAAGGCTATGATTGGTATACAGAAAACGGCAAATTTGAAATACAATGGGAACCTTGGATAGCAACACCGGGACAATTAGCTATGGAGGAGGCAACGAGCAATGAACCAAATCAAATTAGCAGTAATTAAAAATTGGAAAACCACAACAATTGGCACCATTCTTTCCGTTGCAGGATATATTGCAATGTTCCCTAATGGTTGGCGCCAGGAAGTGGTGAATGTTTCCAGATACGTGAGTGTTGGGGGTTTGGCGTCTTTGGGAATAGTATCAAGGGATGTTTAAGTGGAAATATTAGAGGCCTTTTTTAAAGCACTATTTAAGAATGCAGCCACTGGTGAAATCGCCTTCTTTTTCGCTGGTGTGCTGTCTTGTTTATTTTATCTAAGCTACTATTTAAAATTCTTTGATAACTGGGATGAACATAGAGATTTGTTGCGAGAATTGGCTTTACTCCTGAAAGAAATTCGGGAATCGCAAAAACAGAAACGAATTAGAGATAGAATACAACGAGGTGAGGATATTACGGAGAACTTTTAGATGGACTTCCCGGATAAACTAAATTCTACTAGGCGCCTAAACAAATTTACGAAATCACCCTGGACACATTTATTCTCAGGCTTATTTCTATTTGTTGTAGTCGCGCAATTTACCCTACAAATAGTAGGCGCCATTGACCAAGCAAATATCAAAACTACCCAAAAACAAACACTGACACAAGAATTAATTAATCTAAAAGAGTGTACCAGCGATAAATTTGATGATAATGTTTGTTTGCGGCGCCTGTCTGTGGTTTCTAAATTACTAGATAAATCACCGACAGAAACAAAACGCGAAGCTGTGGCATGGGGTGCCATTCAATCACTTTTAGATTCTCGTCATCTAGAAGACCACCCCGAATTACACGACCGAGTAGTTAAATGGGCCAGTGTCGAGAAATATGTAAATGATGGTGAGAGATTTTTACCATCGGCGCCTGATACTATCCGCGCTTTTAGAGAGGAACTAAAACGAACTTATTTTGCTCAGATTCAAGAAAAAAAGTAAGTATAATAAGGGTGAGTGTTTTTGAGTCAGTATTAAAATTTGCATAGAGAGTTTGGTGGCGTTCTTAATTGGCGCCATTTTTTATTATCGCCAGTGTGTCAGTATTGCAACGTAAAACTCTTTGCGCTTGATGATGTGGCTTGCAAAAATATTCTTGACAGATACTTGACACAATGCGTATCGCTACGATATAAATAAATAGGCGCCACGATGTCGTAAGCATCTGGCGCGTGGTTTATCCTTTTGGGAAGTAAACATGAACATTGTACCGTTTTCTCAAGAATTAGCTCAACAGCTTTTTGAATCATCCGAAGAATTCCCTGTTGACTTTGACGATGCTTGGACTTGGTTAGGGTATAGCCGCAAAGATAACGCAAAAACGAATTTTCTTAAATGCGGATTTATTGAAGGTGTTGATTTTGAACTCCTTAAGTCTCAGGAACTCAGACCGCAAGGGGGTTGCAGCAATCGTGAGCAAATTAAGATGACTTGTGATTGTCTTAAGCAGTGGGGGATGATGTCTGGCACTGCTAAGGGGAAAGAAATTCGCTTGTACTTTTTGCAATGTGAACAAATTGCAAAGTCAGCGACTCATCGTCCTATGTCTCAGGCAGAAATAATGCTAGGCATGTGTCAGCAACTGGTAGAACACGAAAAACGATTTTCTGAACAAGAAAAGCGTATATCAGTATTGTCTTCGCGCGTCCAAGATTTTGAAAGCAAGCAAATAGCAGCAGAAAAAGCATTTGTAACGGCGCCACCACCAGAAGTAGTCACACCAGCAATGGAAGTGCGTATGCGAATTAATCGTATTGTCCGAGATTTTTGTTTTGCTACAGGATGTGAACACCATTTCGCTTGGCGCCAACTCTACCGAGAGTTCAGAGATTTGTACCACATTGATTTATCAGTCCGTGCTAAAAACAATCGCCACTCCAAGCTGGACGAATGCGAATCGTTGGGAATGCTGAAAGATTTATATGCTGTTGCTTATCAATTATTTGGAGAAATTGCACAAAATGGCTAATCGCAAAAGCTCACAAATTAAGGCCGACAAGAACTATGACTTAAAGGCGCCAATTGTTTCGTTCCGTTTACCCATCGAATATTACGAACAAGTTGAACAGCTAGCTACACAGCAGGGGATAAAGAAAGCAGATGCTTTTCGCCAATTAATAATTCAATCAATTGACAAGAATGGACAAGGGGGACAAAATGTATAGTTACGAATTTTTTAAAAGCACACCACTAATTGTTTTGCACGACATGTTCATGGCTGGAGAAATTCAAGAGTGGCAGGTTCCTGAAGAGTATCTAAATGGCATGAAATTAGCGGCAGACTTAGCGCTATGGACACTCGAAGAAGAAATCTGCTTCATAATTGATGACCTGCTGTCACAGGACATTATTCCTACCTATAACATGATAGAGGAAAACTCAAGTGTGTCTTATGGCTTTGACACACTAATGGAATCGCTAGAGTGCCAAGAACTAATCGAAGAAGTGAACGGGGCATACATTCTGACTGAATGGGGCAAAAAAAGAAAGCCAGGAGGAAATGCAGATTAATCAAGCATTAGTGCTTACATAGTTCAAAACAGGCGCCACTTCCCGAAAGATAGGCGCTTGTTATAGTTCAAATCAACTTGTGTATTCAACTTTTTCTTGTTTCGTAATACTGACACAATCAACGACTGGTAAAACTGGCGCCTAAAATCCAAAGATTATCAGCTTCCCATCGAATATTCCAAGATTCGCAAAACCAAGAACGTAGCGGATATTCGGAAGACGGGCGCCAGTCGAATTTCTCTTTCCCTGCCAATGATTCAAATAAATCTAGTGTTTCGGTTAGTTTTGTTTGAGTGGTGATATTGGCGGATATTGTAATTTGTGTGTCACGTTGATTATAGGCGCCACTATCTAATGAGTAACCATCACCTAGTTTCGTGGAAGTGATAGGCGCCGAATTTACAAACTGAAAATTATACGCAACGGGAAGGATTAAGGTGGTCATGATTCCTCGCGTATAGACCAGGCGCCATTTTCTTGATACACAACCAATCCGTATTTTCTGAGAGTGGCTATTGCTGAATTGAAGTCGCTATCTAGTCCAAGGTATTTCATTAGTAAAGCTAAGGCGCCTTTTTTGTCGTGCATCTCTACTGACTTTTTAATGGCGCCAAACTTGTCTTTAGTGATTGATATTTTGTGGATAGCCGCTTTTGTGTCTTCGTTGAGTGTGTCGCTATCCTTGATTTCTAGGTCTTCGTTATTAAATTTAACTACGTCCGTTAGTTGAGCAAACGCTAACCTTGCTATCTCTTTTAACACCTTGTCTGACTCGATTTGAGTGCGTGTACTCCGAGATGCTTGCAGCTCGGCGATTCTAGCCTGTATGTTAGGAGTTTTAAGTAACTTGGCGCCTTCTACTGCTGCCGCTTTTGGTGATTTTACCGCATAGCCAGCATTAAAATAAGCGGCTGTGGCGTTGCCGCTTTTGACATATTCTTGACAGAAGGCTTCTTGTTTAATGGATAGTGACATGGTTACATTGTACTATACAGGCGCCAAAAATAAAAATCCCTCCTAACAAATTAATGCTAGAAGGGGATTTATTTTTTTTAAATATTAAAAGTTGAGCTAACTTTTGCTGATTTTGATAGCCCATAAGTATCCTTTTTCTGGATGAAATTTTTCTTTATAGTTAAAGTGCTTTTCTAGGTCAGTTGGCAGCAAGGGCATTTTCACCCAAGTGTCGTACAGCCAACCGTCTTCATTTTTCCATTTCTCAAAAAATGAAAGACTGTTATCGATTTTTGAAGACAGTTCTTTCTTATTTGAAGACTGAACTCTAGACTTGATTCTTTCCAATTCAGAAATAGGCGCCACATTTGCTACTTTAATAGTTTTTTTCAAGTTACTGTAGCGTCCGTCCCACTCGATAACCAATGTTTCGCCGTAAGCTTCTTGTACTGTGCCGACACACACGGCGCCATAAGAAGTAGCTTTCTTGCGAACAACCCTATCACCAACTTTGTATCCCGAAAATGTAGCAGAATCCATAACGCAATCCATAAGAAGTTTGTCTGACTTCTTTATGATAACCGTGGTACCACGGTGTGTCAATAGGGTGGGGAGGGGTAGGCGCCAAAAATAAAAACCCCTCCTAACAAATTAATGTTAAGAGGGGTTTAATTTATTTTTTAATCGTGAATCCTGCTGCTTTTGCGTGTCCGCCACCACCACATGATTTGGCGATTACAGAGCAATCAATAGGGCTGTCGGCGTGCGCGCGTAAGTGATGAGAGTCTTTTTCTGTACTTTTTTGGACAATTACAAAAAAGTTTTGGTAGTATTTTGCAAGCTTGGCGCCTACTATCGAGTAGTGTTCGTCTAATTTAGGATTCTTGATTTTGATGAACGGGACATTTTGATATTTGCCATTTGGTTCATCCTGGAATTGAGAAAGGTCTAGAAAATGTGGAGACTGGCGCCAATTTTCTATTTCTATTTCGCACATCTCATCGCGTTCGCTAATTATTGGGTTCCCTAATTCTTCTAAAATATCCGTCGATTCTAGCTTGAGCAGTAATTCAAAAACAATAAAAGCATCCTTACCTTTTTTACCAGCGCGTAAAGCAGAAATGGTATTAGCAATTGCCTCTAAATGCGGAACATCACCAGTATAATAACCATAGGCGCCAGTATCTCTAGAATAAACTGATTTTAGGAATGCAGGACGAGGAATGCCAGGATAGAAATAATCCCAGGTGATAGTGGCGCCACAATCTGTATCTGACTTTAAGATTCCTAGCACACGGCCAGAGAAATTCTTGATTGAATCAATTACTGGTTTCTTGTCTTTATGGTGGTCGAGGATTATGAGTTGGTTTGCGGCGCCTGCTATTTGTTTTAAAACATTTTCAGGGTAACAAAAATCTAGGATAAAAACGTCTCTTCCTGTTGGGTCGAAGGGCAGTTGGTAGTTTTCGTAATCAGAGTTGTTTAAATAAACTTCTCCAATTAGTTCTACGTTTTCGTAACCAAAATATTTAGATGCGATAAAAGCAGCACATATCCCGTCGGGACAGTCCATGCCTGGTTTGACTTGGTGATATACAATTATTGTTTTCATTTTTCAATTCCACATCTTAGAAATTTATAATTGTCACGGAGTTTTTTAATAAACTCCTCAGTGTTTCGGTTGCCCCAGACTGGATTGTCTTTATCCGTAATCCAGTTTTCTTTACTGTGGCAAATTCTAGCATGGCACTCTGCATCAACAGGAAATACAGACCAGCCAATAACATCAGAGCCATAAAATACATGGTGTATTTCCGAAGACTGGCACCATAAACAAACGCAACATACTTGTCGAGTACGTCTATGAGCAATTGCACAAATACGGTTATACCCGGCGCCATAACGTTTATCGTATTCGCTTTTATCTACTCGTTGATTTTGTTTTTTAGAAGTTGGGCGCCTTGGTCGTTCAGTTGCTGCCCAGTGTGAAGTAGCCATGCCTCTTTTATCTCCTCTAAATTCAATTCTTTACCCATTGCGTAATGCTTCATTGCTGCGATTGGTTCGACAATTGCTAGCCATCCCAAATTAAATGTTTCAAGTAAATCGTTGCGTTTCGCTTCTCGTAATACTGACACAATCGCAGGCTTTAATTCTTGGATACGTTCAGGCGCCTTTAAATCCTTAGCAATAAAGTCTTCTAAACTAGTTTGACGTGAACGACTTAGTTTGTTGATTAGCTGTTCGGTGTTATCAGTTTTGGGTGGCGCCTGTACAGCGGTGCCAGATGTCGCATCTCTCAATTCTTGACGCTCAGTTTTTGAAAGAGCGTCACCAGTTGGTCTGTTGTTGTCGCGGTCAATATCTGAATAGTTCGTCAATTCGGGCATTGCGTACCATTTAGAATTCCCGCCGAAATAAACAGCGCGATTTACTGGCGACTCGGCAATTAATCTGTTCATCTCTTCAAGAGTAATTTTTTCTAAGATAGGCGAACGTGACCATTGTTTTAAAACTCCAGTATTTGCACTACTTACTAAACACACTGCTGCGATTTGGCTAGTAGTATTCAAATCTAAACCAAGTGGTGACACAAAGGGGGATTGAGCCATGAGCCACATATTTTTACGCTTGGCGCCACCTAACGATGCAATATGTAAAATCAGTGCGCCAATGTCGTCATTTTTTTCTTTTTTGGCGGCATTGCCAAGAACAGAACCTTCATCAATAATTAACAAAGATTCCTCTTGATTGTTTACCCATTCTTGGTATTCCTTCAAGGTAGCAGTAATAAATTCGCAAATCTCAGCATTGGATTTACCATCTGCCGTAAATCTTCTAATTACGTCGCAATGCCCCTCAGTGTAACCATACTCACCTGGCTCGTTTTTAGGGTCGATGTAAAATATTTTACGATTTGGATTATCGTGTTTGATTCGTCTAATTGCGTTGGAAACTAGCATCCCTTTTCCGCTACCACCAACTCCAAAAATAATACAGTTTCTAATTGGCACCGTTATTTCCTTGACAATATCTATTGAGTAATCAGCCTGGTATTGTGAAGCATCACTCTGTATAAATGGCGCCTGTGATTGTGGAAGTTGTAGCAATTCTGGCGCCGGAAATCCTGCTAGCCTCGGTGTATCTTGTGTACCTGTTGGCGCCACTTGTTCCAAATAATCTAAAGCAGCGTCACTGATTTCGTATTCTTCCTCAGTGGCGTACTGCAATTCTTTCATCACAGTTTCGTGTCCAACTTGACGAACATATGCTCTAAATTCTCCACCATCAAGAACATGGGCCACACACCCTTTTCTGACAGCATCAAAGTTTTTCTGTTGATTACGCCCTTTTTCAAAAGCTGAGAATAAAACGTAACCAGCAACTAAGGCGCCTGTTAATGGATTTGACATTACAGCGACGGTAGCAGCAAGGGCAAAACCACCGAATACATGCATTTGTAAACCATTGTTGCCAACATTTTGTAAAGCAAGTTGCCCCCACTCTTCGGGGTCTTTGTTTGTTTTTTCTAAATCGAAGCGTGACATATCGGATTCCATAAAAATGAATAGTGACACATAGCGTATCTGGGAATTGAACCCAGATTAAGCAAACCTGCTACGCTGATTTTTTAGCAGAACCGCGAATAAATTTGTGAAGCATCCAAATAGTAATTAAGACGTGAATCACAATCTCTACAGCAAAGAGAGTAGAGATAATCCCGAACAAATTAGCAGTGGAAATCCGGCGCCATTGCCCAAGCCATAATAGTGTCACAGTTTTGTCCCAACTGGCACCAGGTATTAGCGGATAGTACCAAGCACAAATTGCTAAGTCTAATAAGTAGGCGCCAATGCAGTACAGCCACAGATTTTTAAGAAAGCTATCAATGAAATTATTAAGCGCTCGTTTTGCAGACTTAACCGCCATCCCGTCATTGTCCTTAAGTGCGACGTAACCATTTGAATCATTCGCTGCAATCACTGCTGATAAAAATTGGGGTGAACGCCACAAAACACCGGGCAGTACTTCGACTATTTGAATGGGTAGCCAAATTAACATGGCGCCAATCCATACCGTGGCATTTCCAAAAAATCTTAGAATATTTCCAATTAGTGGCAACCACATCAAGAACGCCATAAAACCGTTTTTCGCCATCTCCACACCTGCGTTACTCAAAAACGCTTTATATGGTGCGATATTCATGGAAGCGAACCATGCGATTGCGGCGCCTCCTCCTGCGTACATCAGATAAATTAACCATCTAATTAATCCTCCTTTATTTTTCCCTTTGCCTTTATTTCCTAATCCACCACTGGGTGGTGGGGATGAAGAATTACTGGCGCCTTTATTTCCTAATGCCATTTTGTTTACTCCTGAATTACCAAGGTTTGACTAATAATTCGTCGGGGTCAAATCCGCACTCTAGCAAAACGAGCGCTAGAGATTCACGCATTGCAGGGCAATCTTTATACCAGGGAATCAAAGCGTCACATCCAATTACTGACATAAGCCGAACGTGTTTACTGAAGAATTTTTCAAAGCCTATTGCTGATTTAGTCGCTTCGATTGCTATTGGTAAGCATTGATTAATAAAAAAGCTTTCTAGCGGTTGATAATTCCCAGTTGGTAGAAAGTAATCAGGCTTTGTTTCTGTTTCTGGCTTCTTTTTCCCATTCTTTGTTTTGGCAGTTGTTGGCGCCTGTTCTTGTTGAGGAAGGGGCAGGAGTACCGGATTAATTGAAGACATTGCGTGTTGTATCAATGTCGTTGAAATATTCTTGTCAGAGATATTACTTTCAATCCATGCCACCTGTTCAGCTATTTCACGAGCAACTACGTATGTCGGCTTATCCTGCGGCGAAATCTCAATAACCCTGTTTTCTCGCCACCCTGCTATTTCTCGCATCCAACTTCTGGCGCCAACTCCTGAAAAAGCTAAGTCAACCAGTCGTGCTTGTTCGGTACATCTGGCGCCGGAATATTCAGAATAAGCGTAGTATTTAACAACTACTGCTACTGCTAAATCAGGAGTACCTGATTCTAAGAAAGTTTCCGGGTTAAAACCTTGCTGGATTAGCATTCCAGCCAATTTACCCGGATTTAAGTTTCCACCATCAAAAGCCTTGTTTAGCGTCGTATGGCTTACATCGCACAACCGAGCGGTTGCCCTAATCGATGCCGTCCCTTTCCCTGCTTTATCAACCTTGATTTCAGATTTGATTTGTTCTTTGACTAGTTCTAAGTTCATAATTACTACATGTCCTTTTATTGTTTGGCGCCTATCTTAAACAGGCGCCTTTCTTTATTCCTTAATCGGTGTATTCCAGAAAACCTTCGCTTTACTTCCCGCAATTCTGCGAATGTTTTTATCAACTAGTTCCTTAGAACCACCAACCGCGATATTCAGAGCAACTGGTACACCTTCGTTGTTTTCTTGAAGGATTGCGGTTTCGCCATTGGCGCCAACCACACAGGTTCCTGCGACTAAATATGATTTGTTGGTTCTATCTCTTACTGGCGCCTCTTTTTGTAGTGGAACCAAATTGAAGTAAGTAAAACCGTCAACCACTTTAGGATTTGGGTCAACCACTGGGATACATCCACGTTTTAGCCTTGCGTCAGCAATAACTGATTGTGCTTGAATGTTTTCTTCGTTTAGCTCCAACTTTGTTTGGTCGTTAGCTTGCTTTTCTAAGTCCGCTCTCATTTGCTGCATTCCCGCCATGTTGCGGGATATGTCGTTGTGGGAGAATGCAAGACTTCCGAGGATTAAGGCGCCAAATATGATTTTTGATTTGTTGCGGCGCCAGGTTCTACGCTTAATCATTGTTGTATTTCTCCATCTTTTTGTTCATTTCGTCTAGGAATCCGTCAATGTCGAATGGTTCACTAGGGTCTACCTTTTTAATAGTTGTTCGGCTTTTTAGCTTCTCGGTCTGCTTTTTGATTTTGGCTTGCTCCTCCAAGAAAGCATCAACATCGAACTTTTTAACCTCTGGTATCGCTTTGTCTACAAACTTTTGAATTGCCTCTGAACTAAATACCTCGTTGAGCTTGTCTGTATTTTCTTGCATCGACTGGGCGACGCTCTTGAAAAACATTTCCTGTTGGTTACTTAATGTTCTTGCAAAAGCGGTTTGCCCTGCATCGTGAATCATCAACGCTGCATTTTCGTACTCACTAATGGCGCCTTTTACCAAATAAACCAAGGTTTCAACGGGTACAGCGATGTCAAGTCCCGCTAATCCTTGCTGAACAATAGACGCTTCGTTCTTAATCGCAATCGCGCTGCTGTTTTTGGCGCCACTTAATCGTTTGGCTACTCCCTCCACGGCACCGAATGTTTGCTCTACTTTCTCTATCGCGTCAGGTGGAAATTCTTTCGCTTCTGGGTCAAAGCCACTTTCGAGCAACAGCAATTCCACTTTCGACCAGTCGTACTTGTTGAAATATTCAAACGCTTCTTTTCTGCTAAACATCTTTTACTCCTTGGCAATCCATTCTTCGTATTGTCTTCTTGAAATATCACCCTGGTTTTCTATTAACCATTTAGCGATTCCTTCTTTCGTCTCAGCCTGTCCAGTTATCCATCCCCTTTTCAAGAAATAGATAATTGTTAAAATCAGGCGCCTGTATCCATCTAATGCAGAAACCTTGAGAGCATAAGACCTGTGGTAAACACGAGCAAACATCAATAATTCAGGTTGCCTATCAATGTAAACTCGCTCCCACCGTTGTAAAGACCGATGACTTATTCCTAATGCAAAACTCCACTGGTTTTTTGACATTAATTCGGCGCCAAAGCAATCTTTTATCCGTAATAACCGTACATTAGTCCATATGTACGGGGGGTGACAATCGTTACATGTTTTATCACCTCCGAAATTGTAATCTTGTAAAAACAATGCCAAATACCTCCTTTTTTACATTTTTGGCGGTAATTTTTCTTGCAAAATCATGCTTTGTAACAATTGTCAGATGACAAACTTAAATAAATTTTGTCATCCGTACATTGTCACCGAACCTGTCACCGAACCTGTCAGGGTGACAACCGTTACAAAAATAAAAAGGCACCAATTTCTCAATCTTTTTAATTAAATATTTAAGACAGGCGCCAATTTTTTGCTAATTTTAGTTAGCTAATGTGCGAATTAGAGCGTAAAGTTGAGTGCTGTCTAATTCGTTCATTCTGTCAACAATTTCTGTTGCTTCATCGGAAAGAATGGCGCCTGGTCTGTGTGCTAGCTCTGCGTATTTTTCTGAAAGTTCGCTGATTAACCAGAATCGGTCAATCTCTGAGATGGACTGCAATTCGTCCCATGTTTCAGAGATGTCTTTGATTAGCTCGTTTCCGTAGCTTAATCCCCAAAAACCAAGCGGACGACTTCTATCTTTGTGTGCCAATGCCTGAATCAAGCAAGCAATCTCGTACCTGTCTAGTTCGTCAATTCTTGATTTAACTTCGATGGCATCACCGCTTGGCGGGAACTGAACACCAGCAATACCTAGATTCATGTAGTATTGCCAGCTTAGGTTGTAGAGACAGAACGCTGTATCTGATTCAGTGGCGCCACTACAGTCATCACCCCAGGTTTCGGCGATGTCTCTGATTAGTGGGTTTTCGTAACTGGCGCCAAAAAAACTTAGTCCGCGCATTTCTGAAATCTCCTTTTGTTCTTATTTCCGCTAAAAACTCTTTCCAAGTCAGTTTCGCTTTTTAACCTGTTTTGCAAAGTAGACCTGTTAATGCCTAGCTCTCTACTCCAGCAAGAAAGTGACTGAGTTTTCCCATTGTAGGTAATAAGCCGGACTTGACTAGTGTTGTTGTTTTGAGTCAAGCTATCAGCCCATCGGCAGTTCTCAGGACAGTAATTACCGTTCGAGTCAATGCGGTCAATGCTGTAATTTCTTGGGCACTCGCCCATATCCTCTAGAAAAAGCTCAAAATCATTCCATCGCTCGCAAACTGTAATGCCTTTTCCAAAATAGATGTGTGCTTTTGGATTATTGCATCTCGCTCTCATTGCTTTCCAAATGCGGTATGTTCGCCCAAATGGCTTTCTTTTGCTTTTATTTAAGCACCCACAGCTTTTCGTTGTACCTTGCCGCAAAGAATTTAACAGCACAATTTTTGTACTACCGCAAATGCATTTGCATTCAAATTTTCTGCCCCTGTCTTTGCCAAAATTTTCCGCTTCAGCAACTATTGTCCATGAATTAAACTGGTCGCCGACCTTTATTCTTAAACGGTTTCGCCTTTCTTCCACTGCTTTACTCCTTATCTTTTGTGTCAGTATTGTTTGTCGGTTCATCAACAGGCGCCAATCCTGCCAATTGTTGAGCGGCTAGCATCATGTCATCATCGGTCATGTTTTGGTTTTCCATTTTTATTCATCTCCTTGATTCATTGCCCATTGTTGTGCCGCCCATTTCTTTGTCTTGTCGCTGGCAGATGCTAAAGCTTGCCATTGTTCGAGATTGAAGGTTTTTTCGTCGTAGAGTTTTCGCATCGTATTTGCAATGTAACCAGGGTGGTTTTCATTGACGCGGCAAACTTCTTGAAGTACAGTAAGCGCTGTGTCAAAGTCTATTTTTGCTTCTGCCGACATAATTAAATCCTGAAATACCTTAAACGTAAGTGGTGTGCTATATCTAAAGGCAACAAGTAATTGCCATCAGGCGCCGGAATTGTTGCTAACCGCTCAATTGGTCGGCGCCATTTTTTTACGTGGTCAATCTCTAATTTTTTGGACATATGGATTGGCGCCTGTTTATTGCTTGCTCGTGAGTGTTCTGGCTGGTGCCTGTAAAACCTTCATTTGAGACAAAAAGCTTCGATTTAAATTTAAGTCACAAGTTTTGTCACTGCTAGCAGAAATCCATACATTAATACCAGCACTGTGCCCAATTGAAGTAATATACATAAGCATTTGTCTTAAGTAGTCCTGCTTTTCGTGACGCATCACAGTAGCAAGAAGCGTATATTCATCAATTACAAGCAGCGCGCCAGCGTTATCTCTGGCGTATTCATAGAAGTAGTCGCGCGCTGATTCAAAGTTACTTACTATTTCACAAAAAGAAGAATTACCAGTAATGAGCTTGATTTGAACATCAAATACATTTGAGTAATGATTCCCCGAGCCCATCAAAAAGATTTTCATTTCTGGATGCTTTTTCTTTTCTTCTTTTGCCAGATGTGTTAGCCAATCGTGCTTTTCTTGGCATTGCTTCCCAACCAAGACTAAGTTTGATACCGCCATTTACTTTTCTCCTTAATTTACTTATTTAGGTTTTCACCTAATGGCGCCACCAGATGCCAAACCTGGTTATTACGGCTATGGCGCCTTTCCATCATTGTCGCGACTTCTTTACCCACTCCTTTAAGAGCTTGTGCTATGCCCGCAACTAGGATGCAGATTTGGTTCTGCGTACCTTTATTTAGTTGTTTGTCGGTTATCAGGCGCCTTTCTTCGCCTCATGAACACCATAATAGCAACGTGGCAACTACCTGTCAACACCCTATCAGGTATTTTATTTTATTTTGTGGAATAATTATGTTGACGAAGTGTTTCTAATATTTAGATAAATAAGTTAAAGTCTTTTGTATGTATAGCGGGATATATATAAGATGTCATTAGGCAGAAGACCAAGAATAATGTTTGTCACCGACGAGAAAATCAAAAAAGCCCTAGAGGACTGGGCTGAAGCGGAGACCAGAACTGTAAGTAACCTACTTGATGAATTAGTAAAAGAAGTTTTGGTACAGAAGGGGTACATCGAGGCGCCAAAAAAGTTATTGAGCCATCCAAACAATGCACCGAAAATGTAGAACAAGAAATACCGCTTTCGTCATCACCGGGTTATAATGGTGATGACGAAAGTAAGGAAAGGCTTAAAGTGCTATTAAAAAAGTTGCCGCATGTAAAGCGCACAGACCCAGATGCCCATCTAGTTCAAACTTTTTTTACAGCAAAAGAAAAGAAGAGTTTTGAATTAGCGTGCGGGGAATTAAAAATGTCGCATGTACTGAGATGTTTAGCTTTGCAATATGTCAGCAGTAATTGTCAAGAGGAAGAGGCGAACAATGATTAATTGTCAAGAGGTGATAGTGTTTAACCCAGAACACATTAATCCCAAAGTCTTAGATGTTTTCACGCTTCCTACTGTACCTCTTGGCGATTTAAGAATGCTGCCAGCGAGACCAGGTATATATTTTGTATTAAACGAATTGTCGGAAATCATTTACATTGGGCAATCGAATGCTCTGTGCAGACGAGTTGATGCAGAAAGGCACGAAAAACTACAAGGTTTACCGCTTGTTGACATCAGAATCGCATATCTTTGCTTGCCCCAGGCAACTCGATGGCAATTAAACGGAATAGAGCGAGTCTTCATTAAAAGGTTTCAACCTTCGCTCAACGTTACTTGGAAAGGATGTAGCAAAAAAGCACGACTGGCGCCAATCAAAGACGAGAAACCAGGACAGGTAAAATCTAATTCGTTGAACAATTCGACATTAACAGAAGGGCAAACGGGTAATTCAACATGCACTATATATATAAAACTAAAAGAGTTAAGAGAATCGAAGGGGATGACGCAGCAGCAATTAGCGGTAGCGTTAGGGATGTCGGTAAGCTCTGTTCAAAAAATAGAAGGACAACAAAACAAAAGTATGCCGTGGGACACTTTGGAGAAAATTTGTACGTTACTTGACTGCACTCCTGGCGAACTACTGGTAAAAGAAGTAGGCGCCAAAAAAGCTGTTGAGGAGTTAACCGAAAATCAGGCGCCAATTCTCCCACCAAAACTTCTATCCCTGCTTCCACTACCAGCGAGTATTGAAGCAGTCGAAGAAAAAATGGTTGTAAAGGTGCCTCTTTTAGCGCAACGGGTAGAGGAGTTAAAACAAAAAAGTAGGTCGCCTGAAGAAGAAGAGGAGTTAGGCGCCTACTTAGAATTAATGAATATCGTGTCACTATTAGTTTTGTGA